TTTTTCCTGTGCCTGTCCCTAGCTTGTTTTGGGCGTTAGGAATTGAATAAAAGAACATTCCAATACCATTACTTACGTTCTCTAAAAGATTCCCTACATAGGCTTTAATGAACGTATAGGCCACTTTGTTATCAGCTTCAATCGGTAAGTTATTAAAAAAGCTATTCTCGTACTTAGGCGGTACGTTAGTTGTTTTCCATAGGCCGCCTGTTCCGTCCTCACCGTGAATGGACAGATACAGGTTATACAAGTTCTTTCCGGTGAACTTATCTCCGTACTCCATGAAAGCCTGTGCTGACTTAAACGTGTTGTTCTCTATGTTCATTAACGATCACACCCCAATCTTGAAATGGAGACTGTGACACCGTTTGGTAGGTACGCCTCAAAAGTAATGTCTGATCCTTTGTAAAAGTTCTTCTCAAACTCCACATAAGTTATCTGCATATTACCTTTGATTAAGTCTAGTGCTATTTCCTCAATACCAATGCTTTCTCTAAGTCTATTTTCAAAATTCTTATCGCTTAACATCCCTATTACCTCACTTCAATTTGCTTAATTTTTCTAGCATTGCTTGTTCTGCTTCCTCTTCTAACAAGCCTGACTGTTCGGCCTGTTCAGCGGCCTTCCGTTCTTCCTCGACCATAGGAACGATCTGATTTGCCGCCCAGCTGAACATTGCAATTGAAGGGCGTGGGTACCTTTGATTCTTGAATAATTCGTCATAACGTCTAACAGCTATATCAATGATTTCCTTAGCCATGTCAGGGTAAGGGGTGATCAGCTTGTCCTTCATAAGCTTTCCTTCACGTCCATAGTTAGACGCTGTGTAATCAACGTTGTAGACCTCTCTATAGACCTTTTGGAAATACTTGATCGCTGTATTAGAATTGGTGACTTTCAAGTCATCGGTATTATTATTTAATTGATTATTATTAGTGCTTGTTATTACGTCACAGTTGGTTGGGATTGACTCGTCACTGCCATCTGTGATTGGTTCATCCCCAATCTTGTGATTAACAGGTTCAATTTCTCCGTTAAATTTAGCGATCTGTGACAGGGGGTGAATCTTGTAATAAGACGATATATTGCCTTGACCCCGATTGACTTTCGTTCTAGTGACAATGTGCTTCCCGTCAATCTTGAAGTCTAGTAACTCGTTAATGTATTTGTTGATTGTGTTCTTGTGAACTCCTATAGCCTCAGCTAGTTGAATCTGAGTAGGGTAACATTCGCCTTTCTCGTCCATATAAGAGGCTAAAGCCATTAGGGTAGTAAACCTATTAGCCCCCATCTTTGCGACCAATCCTGACGTAAACATGGACGTATAGACACGAACATACACGTTACTCACTGTTTCGCCACTCCCTAAATTGATCTCTTTGTTGTGAGATACAGAGAACAGTGTTTCCATTTGATCAATCCTTTCTTGAATGTCCTTCACTTTGGTACTTGCAGTAATCACAAGTTTTAGGACATTCAATTTGTGATTAACCAAAAGGGCACAAAAAAAGACCAGCCGTTAGGCCAGTCTTAGTTATTCATTCTCTCTCTTCAAACCTTAGCCGCCTGAATTTCTGAGAGAGAGAAGTAATGATATTTGAAAGAATTATATTATTTATTTGAGAGAATTATTTAATGACATTTGAAAGAATTATTTGTGTTAAATTTTTTTAACTACCCCTAGTTAAATTTTTTTAACTACCCCTAGTAAAAATTTTTTAACTACCCTGAACCCTAGTAAAATTTTTTTAACTACCCCTATGAGACGTGTGGAAACTGTTGATAATGTGGATATTACGATATTTCGTATGTTGATAATGTGGATAATGTGGGTAAGTGTGAAAGGAGAGTGCCGTACACGGTTTTTAAATCTAATTACGCTATTTCGTAATTTTTCTCTTGACGGTGATAGACAAATAGATTATATTAAGTTCAGGACGACAAAAAGAAAACACCCACCTATGATATAGTAGTTCCCCAACTACTAAAGGTGAGTGTTTCTTGGACAATGATTAAATTAAGTTAACCCCATTATACTACATAGCCTATGCCATAGGCAAGGCAAACTAGGGAATCTTTGTCCTTTTTTATCGTCACTATTCGACGGAAGAAGGAAACGTAAAATGACAGAATTGTTACTCACGAAAGGCCAAGTTGAACGTAATCAGCTTGGACTACCTAAACCATATTTTGTGGTAGTAGATGACTGGTTCGGAAAGATTGGCGAGAAGGCATACATACTGTGGTTTAAGCTACTGACTAAGGTTGACCGAACGGACAACGAAAAGAATACGGTTAAGTATACTCAGCAGTCTTTGGCGAAGGCCTTAGGTATCTCTAAGCCTACTTTGATTTCTCAGCTAAAGCCCCTCTATGAGTATGGATTCATTGACTATAAAGAGTATGTGTTTGAGAACGGAAATGTCGGAGAAAATATCGTTGTGTACGAGGCACCGTTGAACGATAAAACAAACCTTATGCGACCACTTGAAAAGATTCGTGATTGGGAAAAGAGAACGGAAGAAAAATACGATTTCACTAAACGAGGTGGCCGCCCTAAGAAGGAAGCACCTGTAGAGGTTCCTGACGATATTCTGCCGGAAAAAGCGACAGATAAGGGGGAACAGCCTAAGGGGGACACAAAGGAGATTATGGACTCTCTTCACGTTATGTTCGAAGAAGACGAGATTGATCTTGTGACAGTTCGTGAGTTCAAGTATTTCTTAGAGGAAATGGTAAATAACGGGGCGGATATGAGGGTCTTGTTGAACTGGATTCGTAAAAATTCCAAGACTGTTCCTACAAAGGACATGTGCTATATTTTTAAGCAATTGGCTACGTACCCTGAACCTATCAAGAAAACGGCCGTATTCATCACTAACGCTTTAAAGTCTGTTCCTACCTTTTACCGTCCAGTAACAGAACAGCCATCAGTAGAAGAGGATAAGACAGAGTATAAAAGACTTGTTCCGTTTTATAACTGGTTAGAGGATGACAAATAAAAAAATAGCCCACCTTTTACAGTGGGCTTGGTTATTACTCTTTGACATGGCTTTCAGGGTTTTTAACAACACCAATAGCCACCAGCATACCTAGAACAGTGTTAATGATAACGTCAGCCTTATGAGACATTTCAACGTCAATCACACCTAAGTTCAATAGGATAAGCATAATACCAGAAATTACGGCAGTCAGGATTGTTTTGTTCTGTAAACGGACTAATAGTTTTTTCATAGTCAGTTACCTCCTTAAATCTTTTGACCATATTTAGCGTTAACGTAGGCACGTTTGCCTTTGTAGATGACTTCCCACCAGCCCTTAACAGAACCACTAATTGAAAGGGTAGAACCTTTCTTCGCAGTGTCTAAGTTCTTGCTGTTTTGGGAAGGCTTATCCACGATGTAGCAAGCGTTCTTAACGTTAACGATCTTGATTTTTCCTACAGCTTTAATTGCAGATGCCTTAGCCGCAGACTTTTTAGCTGGTTCCTTTTTCAACTCAGCTAGAGTCTTCTTACCGACAATTCCATCTACAGCAAGCTTTTTAGCTTTTTGGAAGTCCTTAACGTCATCCTCGGTAGCTGAACCGAAAATACCGTCTACTTTTAAATCGTAGCCGTGTTTGACCAGCAATTGCTGAACTTCCGTAACGGCTGTTCCTCGGCTTCCTTTTTGAACAAGGCCGCCTGACTCAACTTTCGTTACAGTAGTAGCCGCACTCACTTTTTTACCCGTGAATGTATCGGTACCGTAGCCAATTTTATCCCACTGTAAGTGAGGCTTATCGACTAAAGAAGTCCAGTCTCCACCCCAAGTGAACCCGATAGCTTTCGCTTTCTTAACAGCATCACTGAAAGGTGCTTTCTCATACCAGCCCCACTCAGCAGTGCCTTTAGTGTTGCTGGTCTTTTTAATTGGAACAAAGTCTAAAGCCTGTCCAACAAGGTGATAAGACCGCATAGTCTGAGAGACACCCTTAGCAACGTTTGCCTTTTGTTCTTCTAATGTACGTTTAGTTTGAGTGATCAAAATATCAATCTGTTTAGACTGACACCAGTTATACCACTCATAAGCCTTTGCTTTAGTAATGTCTCCTAACTGATCTAACCGTTGACGGTTTAATGAATCATACGTCATTTTCCAAGCCATGCTTACCTCTCCTTTTTCAGAAATATAATCTCCCGCCATAACTCATCTTGGCCTTCTTTTAACTTAACTTGGTTGTCGTTAAGGTTAGTTAACTCACACGAGATTTTTTCCATGGTGGCGGAAATATCGGCAAGGGTTTCGCTGTTCTCTTGAACTACCTGTTTATTTGTCTCTAGTAACTCATTGATCTGATTATCCTTAGGCCGGACGAACAGGTAATAAACTACAAAGATAGCCACGAAAACAATACTTTCCTTGCCAATCATTTGTAAGAACTCCATCTCATTCATTTCACTTTCTCACCCTTTTCTGTTCAGAAGTGAGTACAACTCGTTAGGCGTTATATCTCTTAATCTCTCGTCACGGACATAACCAACCTCACTGAGAATGTTGTAAACTAATTCAGAACAGATTAAGTGTCGAGGGTTATTAAGACGACTTTTGAAGATATAACCAATAACCTGTAAATAGTCGTACATTCTACCTTCATATCTTCTAGCAATTACCGGAACACAACGTCTTTGAAAGTCTGTCAGTTTAAGTTCAACCGACTCATAGTCCTCGTAATGAAAGGGAACAATCTTAGAAGTCATGTTCCAGTTAGTCTCTATGACATGAGTTTCAGAAACAGCAATAGCAACATGGCTAAACTCTCCTTTATCAAAGAACCTAACTAGGCGTGAGATAAAGGAAGTACCACGGACGAATATAACGTCACCAGCTTTCACATCAAACCACCTCAGGATTAACGTTAGTGTTGGTACCAACGTTAGTGTTAAAGTTAACTTTTTGTATTTCCTCAACAGAGTTCAAAGAGTTAACGTAGTCCTTTAACTCCCAATAATGGCTTATATTATTACGTTTGTGAGACTCACCACATTTACAGGCTTCAATGAATTGTTCTCTAGTAAATTGCTGAACACCCTCGTTTTCTGTCTTCCATACCACTGTAGATACGGAATCGTCTAATAAAAGAAGTGAAAGTTGCTGGAGAAAGTTAGCCTGGTCTTTCTCATTGAATTGAAAAACGTATCCCTCATATTCAAAACCCGATAGGATACGTTGATTACACTCATAATTTAATTCCTCTAGTTTCTTTCTTTTTGCTGTATCTAGCACCAAACTGTAACTCTCAACAATTTTCCCTTCATTATAGATATAGTGCCTAGGGATTGAGTCGAGGAAAGGGTGATCAACCCCCACCTCAACCTCAATTTCACCTTCCATACCCTGAGTGCTAGACCATCCCTGAATAATATTATTTTCATCGACTGTAATATATATTTTCATTACCTCCGTCATAAATTATTCTCCTTTCTCACCATGCCAGCACATAGCGTAAAACAATGTCCTTTTGGTTGCTGTCAGATGTGTTATTATCGCTACCCACAATTGAGTCATTGTAGACCGTTAGTGTCTTAACCGTCATTGTGGTGTAGTATTGAGGAACAGGGAGATATACTTCCTGACCATTGTGTTTAGAACCTTGGTATTTATGCACAAAAGTGTGAACCCATTGATAATCTTTAGCTGTAGCTGACGCTTCGTCGTAGTCAGACCATATCAGAATCCACCCATTAGGACAGTCACTAAGCTTCTTACTAGGATAAATCTTCTGTCCGCTGTGCATATAATATCCTCCCGACCAAAGAACTTTGGCTGACTCACCGTTTATATACATAGGTTCACTGTTAAGGTAGGCTGTTCCGTTATAAACCCGAAACGTATCATAGTCCGCATTATTTACAGAACCGGAAGGCGTTGTGTCCTTAGCCCAATTCATCCCCTCAGTGTCGGAAGTTGCGGGGTCACTCATGAACATTTGGTTAATACCTGTAATATCAGAGTTGTTAAGCTGTAAGCCCGCACCTGAACTTCCACTAGCCCACATGTTGGCACCCATGATAAGCTGTTTAACCGAAAGCTTACCGTCAATATTCACATCGCCCCCAACGTCTAACAGGTAGTCCGTGGAGAACTTACCAATACCGATGGTTCTCTTGATGGCATCCATGAACATAATGGGCTTACCTTGTGAAACTGTCATTAGGTACGTCTTTGTTTGGAATGCGTCTGTCACCTGAAATTCAAGATAGAATGAAGACGTGTAGTCTAAATCTAAGTGAACCGCAGTTGTCGTATACGTCGTTCCTGACAAAGTGGCCGTTAATGTTGACCAGTTCGCCCATGTTGAAACTGTGGTTGCCTCCGATGTCTTGCGATAATGGTACTTAACGGATTTCAGAGTATTTTTCTGAGTACCATTGATATTTAGTGCTGAAATTGAACCAGTCGCTAGGACAGTTGTATCGTTGTCAAAACCGTTCTTACGTTTAGCTGAACCATTTACTACAGGGGCAGAATAAGGAACCATTGTGATTGACCGTGAGATTTGAGACTGGAACCCTCGGCTATCAATTGCCTTAATCGTGATTGTTTGATCAACTTTTGCGTCAACAGGGTTAAAGGTAAAAGTAACGTCACCGTCTACATAGTTTGCAGTGACTTCCTGTCCTCCCAGCACCGCAATATACTGAACCATAGAGGCCTTATTCTGTGCCACAGCTTTAGAGGCCTGAGGAAGTGTCACTTTGATGGTAGACAATTTCTGAATAATCTTAGAAGAATCACCTGTTACCGCAAGTGTCGTAGCGTTCGTGTCTTCATAGTTAATGGATGTCGCTGAGAACTTAGGATTTGAGTTTCGAACACGATAGTTAATATCTTTGTTCGTAGAACTTCTAACGAGTACACCATTGTAATAAGTGGTCACGTCCAGCTGTCCATCAAACTCAATAGAGTTAGGAATCTTAGAATACAAAGCGTCTTTCTCGGACTGAGTAGGTGTCCATGTATAGCTTGTTCCTACGCCTGTAGCCCTGTGAACAACCGTCCCACTGTTCCCATCTTTAAATTCAATTGTATGAGTGAACTCGCTGTCATACCTCGTAATAGAGATGGAGATAGATTGATCAATGTAAACCGTACTTGCACCCTGACCACTTGCCTCACTTACGTTTGCCGGATTTGTGATATTAGCTGTACTCGCTTTAGGAACACCGACGGTTCCTGTGTAAGTGTTGTACCCTAAGCTGTCTCCCCCACTGTAGGTGTATAAGTTAATCCGTGTCGGCATAGAAGAACGTCCATTAAGGTACTTAAAGATGGCTGTCTTCTCGTCGGTTGTGAATGCCGAACTTCGGGAAGTCTGAGAAGAACTAAAGTCAACCCTCTTAATGTTTTGCCAGTTACCTGAACTGTCCTGAACGTCAATATAAGCCCTGTGCGTAAAAGATGAACTTGCACGAGACACAGTGATTGTATAATCTGAACCGGCAGTGAAGTTGGCACTCGTAGACAGAGAAGACTTACGGGGAATCGTGTTCAGAGAGTAAGTATGTGCTGACAGATTCACAGTTCCATACCATGTTCCACTAAACGTAATCTCAGGACTGAAAGAACCGTCTAAGGAAATTGACTTAGTGCCATCAGAGTTATGTGATATTGTCTTAGTCGCTGTTTTAAGTAACTTCTTTTGGTTTCCTGACAAGTTAGCAAGTCCAGAACCACTGAACGTGTACTTAGTTCCGTCAATCGTAATGTAACCGTCTTTAGTTGCAGATGAATTGACTACACCGTAACTGTCTCTTGAAATCCAGTACAGCTTCGCTGTCACTGTGGACGTATTGTTAGATACGTTTTGAGTAGCAGACCATTCTAGTTGTAAGCGTAAGTGTGAACCTACGTTAGTATAAAAAGAACCTGATAATGCCATATAGTAGCCTCCTTAATTAAAAGAAGTTAGTACCAGTGTTAACACCAATACTAACTTCAAAGTTAAATTTAAAGTTATTCTTGTGCTATCCAGCCCCACCCCTTATTTGTTCCGGTGTCGATCTGCCGCATAGCGATTGACTTCATTTTCATTTCTGTATCAACGTCAATCTTAGTTACCTCTGTGGTATCGCCATTCAACGTGAATACCCGTTGCTGTTCTGCTTCCCCCGTGTCCTCGTTAATAACGTCTGCATACCCTGAAAACTCAGTTGGGGAGATAACGGTCATTTGGTTTGTCTGCTGGTTAATTACTTTGATACCGTTCAAGTTGAATTTAATGTTAGTGTTATAGACTTCACCGTCCGCATGTTGCCATTGGTAGGCCACATCACCGACGTTAAGCATTAAGCCTGAAACGGTGCCCTCGGCGTTCTTACCAAAAGTGACTCTGATTGTCACCTCATTGTAGGGTGTCTCAAAGGTAAATAAACCAAGTTCCCAGCCGTTAGTTGTTCCGGCACCCGCCGCCTTACCGATAAAGGCAAGTTTGGTTCCCGTTGCATCCCATATGTCACATCCAACCCATCCAGCTGTTAAGTTGTCCACGTTCTTCTTAACCCACAGAGACAGAGAATGCTTTTGAAGGTTCCCGTTTGCATCTGTGGGTGAGATATTGACCTTCTGTTCAATATAGCCCCCAACCCCTAACTCACTGTGGAACCCTGAACCGAATCCTAACTGTTCTAAGTCAGGGTTTTGTACTGAGGTTACGGTGCCGCCTTTTAACTCCCAAAAATCAAGATCAGCAAAGCCGATACTGTTTTTGATTAAGTTAACCCCGCCGGACGTACCGAATCGTGCATTGATTTCATTTGCGGTCTTTTCTAAAGAAGAACGGACTTCATTGATACCATCAATAATGCCGCCCTCTCCGTCAAGACGCCCGTCAACGTACTGGATTGTCTCATTCATCTTAGCCTCAATCTGTTCACCTGTAGCCATGTCAGAAATGTCCTCTACATTCGCTTTTCCGTTCAGAATAGAGGTGAATCCTTCATCATAGACAACGGTATCAATGATTGCCGCAGGGGTTGTCCGTGAATCAATGTCAGAAACCTGATTACCTATGTTGGAGATAACCGTTTCGGTATCCTCGATAGCTGGTGTCCAATCTGACGCTGAGTTGCTTCCTGCCTCTAACTTGATCTCACGCCAATACACCGTGCCGTTCCTTGAAAGGTAGGGCGATACCTTGATGTACTTTCCAGCTGTAGGCTTAATCGTCAGGATGTAACGTTTCCAAACACCGTCTGACAGTCCAACGTCCTGAATGGTGATGTTTTTGTACCACGCTGAATCCGTCTGTGCCAGCATAGTTGGGTCATCAAAAGTTCTGACACAGAACACCATTCCCATACCGTCAATTTCTGCCACAGAAGGCGTCTTAACATCAAAGGAGACTGTAAACTCTTGTGTGCCGTCAGCGTTAATCTCAATTGCATCTGACCACGTTTGCTTCCATGAATCAGAGGTTAGGCCGGACATTGTGAGTGTCAGGATACTGGACGTTGGCCTATCATTCTCAGGCGATAGAATGAGGAAGTCATTTGAGTTAGACCAGTGTTCAAAGCCATAGTTGAAAGTGGAATTGAGAACAAGGTTTCGTCCTCCAATTGCCACAGCCTTCTCCCATTTCTCCTGACTACGAGAGATCACATTTTGTAAATCTTTAATAGCCGCATTAGGTGAGAGTGTTCTAGGCTTATAGCTTCCTAAGTCTGCTTCATCGGCGTTGTTCTTAGTGTACGAACGTTTAATGCCTTTTACTCGCCCTTCTATGACCAGTGGTGAACTGAAAGAGTAATCATTGATAGAGATTGTGTCTCCTAAACGAATTTTCTTAGCATCATAGCCTGTCAGTCTTTCCAGTAGGGTAATCGAAGCAGAGTACGTCACAGACGGCTGGATGCGGTCTTTAAGTTCCCGTACAGTTCTTCGCCTTAACTCTGCTGGGGTATCTGCTTCATCATCAATGTAAACACCGAATCGGTGCCGCCCGTTAATTCCCCATTGCTGTAAAGCACTGTAAGAACCTATCCAGTCTGCCCCTGCATCGTGATAAAAGTCGTCTTCATCTACAAAGGCGGGTTCTTTCAATAATGTAACCCGTACAGAGTCACTGTCTCCTTTACCAACCCCGATTAAAGCAGTTACAACATTCTCACTATTCTCAGTGCGGGATACTCCTTTAAGATCATAAGTGTAATCAAAGCGAACATCCGTGACTGAACCTCTTTGGTCAACTATGTTGATTCGCTTCTCGACAATGCGTGTTCCCTGTAGACTTACAGTAAAGTAAATTTCCTTTCCGTAATCTGAGGCAACTTGTCTTAGTGCTTCTAATACAGTCATATAATCTGAGAACTCAACGTCCTGAGACGCTGTGAACGGAACTTGGTATAGTGTCCAATCATACGTGTTAGACAGGATTGTCTTTACAGCACTCTCCAATGTAACGCCACTCAATTTAACCGGACGCTGTACCGAACCCAGCAATTCTGTTACAGCTGTCTCTTCGCAATAGACCTGTTTAGTCCGTTTTCCGTCCGATACTGAATCCTCAATTTCTTTAATTGTGAATAAAAGCTGTTCGCCATCTAAGTTAGTGATGATTACATGGCCTTCTACTTGAAGAAGTGCTGAGTCGGCATGGTCACTAGGAACGGTGAACGTGTATGTATTCACTCCTTCCAAGGTTTCCTCGTGTACATCATCAAAATAGGGCAAAGAAAGAGGGCTACCATTATTGGCAACCCCGATAGTGTTTTGTTGATAATCAAGTATAAATAACATTCATTATAGCCACCTTTCCTTAAATCGAATCTGAACGTCGGCCACAGGTGGAGATAAGACTAACCCGTTCTCACCTACCTCTAAAGGGAAAAACTCACTTGCTGGGTCTAACTCTGAAAAGATAGGTTCTCCATTCCTAAGAACGATTGCCCGTTGGTTGTCGATTGTTACTGTATCGCCAGCTTTAAACGTGATAGGCACCTGTGTTTCAGAATCAACAGAAATATTCTTCTCGTACACTTTTAGGTCTGAGAGATACATAGTGGATACAGGTTCCGTTTCACCATAAGCCCCAATATGAATTTGAATTTTTGCAAGCTTCTTAGTTGACCACTGGTTCTTAGTGTCATACCAAGTCTGAGTAAGGCGGGTGTTATGTTTTCCTTTTGAGTCTACTTTGGCAAAGTAAGCTGACCATGTGCGACCAATTCTTGAAATTTGAATCACGCCGTCAAAGTTTGAATAAATCCCTTTCTTGGAACCGTAGGACTTAACAAAGTAAGTTCCTGTGTAACGTTCCCCTGCCCGTGCTTCGACCTTAGGGTATTCCCCTGTGGTTTGGTTATCTACAATCGCAACCTTACCCATGATTACGTTATTGGCATCGAAGAGATAAACTTCTGCACGACCAACTTGTTTAATAGCAGTGGAATCCAGCTTACATCGTGCTGTCACTTGGAAGTCTTGTAACTCACGGGATAAGGTTTTTACACCTGCCCCGCCGTGCCAGCCTGCACCACTTCCATAATCTTTACCTGTCTGAACGATTGCATATCCGTTAGAACTCAAAGAACCAGCAATGGCGGCATTAGCACCGTCAATTCCTATTCCTGTTCCCCATCCTGAATAGGTGTCCATTGGGTCATTCAATACAAGAGGGCGAGTGTCTACCTGTGACATACCGACAACATCATCGCTACCTATCTTCACGTACTTGTCTTCCATGATGAAGGCAATGGAGGTGGCATCCTGCTTCATATCCATGTCGATAATAGGGTAAGTCTCAACTGTCCCGTTGTTTCTTACTGATACAGGTGTATAGTCTTCAGGCGTATAGTTCACAACTTTTTCGGTTAGACTCTCCGCATAGGGTGAGGGACATAGAAACTTTAAAGTTGCTGTACCAGTACGCCATAATTCCGATACCTCAGTATCACCGGAGATTCTAGCCATATATTGTTTATCCGGTTCGTCAAGAATGATTAAAGGTTGTAAGTCTTTATAAAACAACCATGTGGAGAAGTCTCGTGCTTTCTTGATAATGTCATACTGACTATCGGCAATTATCATCACGTCCACTTCTATTTCCCTTTCCCCTAACTCGACTCCGAAGTCATATGAACCCGCACGGCCGTATACCTTCTCGGTCTTTGTCTCAATAGAGGGCAGGATTGTATATTTTAAATCCGTCACCTTAACGTAATCAGGCAAGGACTTGTTAGCGAATTTAAGCATCTATTTAACACCTTCTCTTTGTTTGATTAAAAAAGAAAAGGCGTACCAGCTTAATAGCTGAATACACCTTTTGCACGTTCAGAGATTTTGCGGCGACGTTCAAGTTCATCTACGATACGTTGAATGTCTGCATCTTCTCTTATAACTACAGGTTCATTAAACTGAATCTGATACTGGTTGCCGCCAGCAACTTGATTAGAATTGTCCCCCATTTTGTTGAGTTGTGACGCTACAGCCCCAGCGAATGGTTTCATGTAACGTTTGTGTTGGATTGGCATAACGGCCTCAGCCCCCGCCTCACCTACACCTTGTCCTCCACCAAGAATGGAAGCACCGTTAAAGATATTACCTTTGGCGTTCCAGCTGATCTTAAATGTAGGAATCTTAACCTTACCCCCTAGAAACTCTTTGGAACCTACGGAGATATGAGGTAACTTGATCTTAGGAATTGAAATGTGCATTGCCGCAAAAGCCTTCACTATTCCTTTGATGATTCCAAGTACCGTTCTCTTAGCAGATTCAATCGGATGCGTGATAAGGGTCTTGACAGCATTAAACACTCTTGAAGCCGCAGACTTCACGCCGTTAAATACAGTCGTGATAGTACGCTTCATTCCGTTAAAGACTGTCTTTGCAAGGTTAGCAATTCCAGTGAAACTTCCACGAAGGGCACTGGTAATAGCATTCCAAACTCCGACAACAAAGGCCTTGATTCCATTCATTACTCCCTTGATGATAGACATAAAGCCTTTCCATCCAGCAGAGAGAATAGATTTTCCTTTAGAGATAAATCCAGTGAATGGTTTCAGCAACTTCCCTAAGAAGTACAGCTGAATAAGGTTCCAGATCAAGACAACCGCATTTTTCAGAATGGCCTTCACGTTTTCCCATGCACCCTTCCAGTTACCTTTTAGAATGTTGGTAAACAGCTGAATGACGTTTCTGATAATGTTGATAGTTGACGTGATAACTGATTTGATGTTGTCCCAAGTTCCTTTGATGATTGAAAGAACAGTTGGCATGATGAATTTAATGATTGACCAAATTGTCTTGAATGCGGCCACTACCACAGGGGCAATGTACTTCATAACAACGTCAATTACGGTCTTGATTAAATCCCATCCATCAGTAGCGATACCGATAATCTGAGGCATGATGGACATAATGAAGGAAGCAATAGCTGAGAATGCTTGTTGAATCCAAGTCCAAATTTGTGTTACAACGGCTGTGATTGTCGCACCGTGTTGTTGCCACATCTGTGCCATCCAGTTGACCACTACGATAATTCCGTTAATAACCGCCGTAACTACTTGGCCTAGAATTTGCATAGCGGCTTGGAAAATTGGAAGAACAGTTGCCGTAATAGCTGAAACTACTGTAGCGAAAATTCCCCCCAGCCAAGACCATAGGCTTCCCATCGTACCTGAACCGCCTGTTACGGTTGCAATAAGGTTAGAGAATGCGAGTTTCAGGTTGTTCCATGCTGTCTGAATCGGCGTTACTACGTTATCTACAATCGCCGTCTTAATGCCGTTCCATAATGCAATGAATGCTGACTGGAAGGCCTGTGAGTTCTGCCATAGTTGTTGGATGGATACCCATAGCACAACGAACACCGTCGCTAATGCAGTTGCCACCCCAATTACAGCTAAGAATCCCAGCACGAACGGTGCTATCATAGCCCACAATGCGGCAAAGGATGCGGCCACCCCTTCGGCCATTACTCCGGTTACAGCTAACGGTGCCAGTAAAGCCCCGAACGCAAGTGTCAACATACCTATAGCCATAATCATGTTAAATAACAGTGGGTTGGCATGTGAGAACTGTGCTACCATCTGTGCAATAGAAGAAACAAAGTTCATAACGTTTACCATTGCAGTTGCAAAGGCGTGTATAAACGGTTCCATTGCGGAAACTAAGTTCTTCTTCATATTTTCAAACGCTGGTGCTACTCGATCATCTACAGCCGCCGCAAGCTTAATCATTCCATACGTAGCTAGTCCTGCTGAGATACCGAACACTAAGAAAGCCCCTCGTGCCCGTGCGACCCCTTGTGTAATTAACTTCATCTGATCTTGCAAGTCTTTCAGTGAAGCATTCGGGCCGATTCTCTGTAAAGCCAAGTTAAGTGCGGTTCCTTGTCGTGCAGTCTGTTCCAAGTTATTACCTAGCCGCAGGAATCCGTTAGTTAGCGGTGCAAGGTTTGTGTTATCAGAAATAGATTGCATTAAACGGGCAGACTGTGTAGTCCTTTGTTGGAGGTAGTCGTTAGATTCCCGTAAACTACCGATAATTCGTTGACTCATTTGTTGGTTAAGGGCGGCAAAGGCTTCTGTAGATTGCCCTGCTTCCTGTAGCCGTTGAACGTATCGTTGCAAGTGAGAAGGTAACGCTGAGAACTCGTCACGAATCTGCTGTGACACTCTTCGTCCTGCCATAGAGAAGTTATTAAACTCACTCTGTGCGGCCTGTAGAACACGTTGCATATCATCAGCACTTGTCCCTAGAGTACGAGAAAGATAACGAGAACTTGTACCAACCCTGTTAAGTCCAGCGGACATTTCAGCTGTTCCACTTGAAACTATATTTGCCGTTTGCTGAATTACTGTGTTTGTGCTTGAACCTAAGTCTTGTAATTGCCGTGATACTTGTTGTAATCCTCGGTTAAATTCCTCAGTGTCAAGCGTTAAACTAACGAGAATGTCAGCTAAGTTTGCCATTTCCTCACTTCCTTCTATACAAGAAAAAAGGAGGCAACTAAAGAAGAATTATTCAACTTTAGTTACCTCCCGATTTCTATTAAATTTTGCTAATAACTCATTCAGCTTAGTTTCTTTTTCCTCTCTATCAATAGGCTTGAATGCACTATGACCAGTAGCTTCTTCAATAAGGTTTCCTTCATTGTCAAAGCGAGGTGTGTACAGTTTCTTCATGTCAATTCCCTTCTTACCGTAATTGCCTGTGGCAGTCATAAGTAAAGAGGTTTGCCATGCTGTACGTTGCATCTGTTTGTCCTCGTCTAAGGCTACATAATGCAGTTTAGCGTTCACCATGTCGTAAAACTCAGGAAGGGTAAGGCTAAACAGTGTGTCAGGGGTTAAACCTAAAAGGCCGTACCCCAGCTGTTTAACTTCCTTCCAATTTAGTTTTTTAGATCAGTTCCACCCATTGCGACACCCAAGGCCTCCTGAACTTCTTTCATGTTGTCCATAGTAATTAGGGAACCAACTGTGTGTTCAGTTAACTCAGGGTCTTCATGTTTAAGTCCCTCTGTTAAGAGAGTACGCATAGCCTTAATTGACATGTTATCGCCAAGTTCTGTGAGTGAGTGACCTAGTTTGTCCTCTACTTCAATAAGGGCGTTCAAGTCAAATTTAATTGTGCGTTCCTTATCCAATGTGATTTTTGCTTCTCCACGTTCTGTATTTGCCATAGTGCAAATTCCTCCTTGATATTGTAAGTTAAGTTAAACTAAGTTTAGTTAAGTTAAGTTAAGTTAAGTTAATTACGCCGTAGCAGTTGTTGCGTCAGACTCTACCAGTTCGCCAGTACCCTCTAAAGTTACTGAGAACGTAACAGCATCGTCCTGAGGTGCCTCGATAGGGAAGTCACTAATAAGTGCTTTACCTTGGAATAGGAATCCAGCAACCTCAACTTCTACGTCTACTTCTGCACGATCTTTAAATGCTTGGTTCATAGCTTTATAACCAGCATCCCCCACGACCATGAATGCGTCCATTTCCACAGACCATTCTTTAGTTCCACCAATTTTAGTTACCCAGCCATTTGACGTTTTGTCAGTTGTTTCGATAACGTTCATGGAACGGTTAATAGTTGCACCGGATTGTCCACCGACAGCGATAGACGGTTCACCGACTTTTACAATAACGTCTACACCGGCTTGCTTTTGACCGACAGCCATTATTCACTTACCCCCTCATTGATCATAAACCTGAAATTGTTGCTGTACAGGTAGTAGCCGTCAAAGTCCTTGCCTATGTATAGCGGCAAAGGATTCTGTGACTTTACAAGAATCACCTGTACATCACCTATCATGAAATTTGTTTTTTCTTCTAATAGTGTTCTGAATTGAAGACTGGTTGCCTCAGCCTTAGACGGGTGGTCATCCCTTACCTTGATTTGAACCACGATAGGGTAAACATCAGCCTTGGCTTCGGTGTTTCCTGAAATAGCCACTAAGTTTGAATTAACAGGTGAGTTGAGTGGGTATTCGATAGGATAAATATTTAAATCAGGAAACTCCGTTCTAAGGAATCTGACAACATCAATAATAGATACCATTCACTCACTCCCTTACCTTAGTGCCTTTTTAATATCCTGTTCTATCACCTTTCGATAGTACGGGGCTTCACCTTCCAGCGGCCTTGTAAGGTATTTGTTACCAACAGGGTAACTCTTACCTGACATACCGGAACCACCAGTTTTTTGTTGTGATTTCTTACCTAAGTTGTATGTTTCCTCATGAATCCAAATAGCATAATTAAAGTCATATGAACGGTTAGAGGCATCAGCCCAAGCTTCAAAGCCAACCCAACCAATGATCTTATGTCCTTCTAAGTCCACGTCATGAAAGCCGCCCATTTCAAGATCGCCTTCGTCAAGTGGTGTAGTCTCGCTTGCTACTCTTTCCAAGTCCTTCATATTGTTTTTCATGGTATCTATCGCTGTTTTCCTGACGGTGTTATGAATATATTTGCGGCCTTGTTTTAGGCCACGGATTTTAACACCCATTACACGATCACCTTTGTATAAGTGATTTTTCCTGAAAGGTCAGCGATAGGGAAGATGGTACGAGGGTTTTTAACCTCGATACCTCCAATACCATTGTCGTACTCTATGAAGTCGGAATAGGTTAGAGGAACAGAACCTTTAAAGTAAATCGTGGCTGAATAAATAATGTTCTTGCCGTCAGAACCTTCGATGATTCTGTTATCAGCGTTAAAATCCAGCCTTACTTTATAGGTTTTGACGTTAGGGGTTTTTACAGGTATCCCCCATTCATCATTAGAAGAATCTGCAAAAATAATCTTTACTTTTTGGTTCAATGGAATCATAGTCTAATACCTCCGATACTGGTCAGGGCGAGGAACCTCATAAGCCCTGTAAGTATCTTGTCTTCCGTATGCGTACCTACCTATTTTCCGGCGTGGATAACGTCTTAGAATAGTCGGTGCGATAGTGAAGTTGTCAGCGTTCTTGTCGAAGGAAAGATAAAGACCACTTGCCATAAAGTAGCTGACACCCATCTCAGCACGTCTATGTGAATCATCCTTTTCAAGAATGAAAAGACATTGTTCAGCCAGTACGTCCACAGGGACAGGGTTTTCGTCGTTAAAGTGGTGCGGCAGTTCACGCAAAAGAACTGTCTCAGAGTTATTAACCACCACTTGCTTAATGCGGTCAGCATCCTCACCAAGTTCGTCTAACTCTTTCCACTTGTCGATATAAAAGACATTGTTTAAAAGGTAGTCTTGAACCTCAGTGAAATTCATGATTATTCACCAGCCTTTGGTGCGGCTTTCTTACGAGTGCGTTTCTTAGGTGCTGGTTTCTCAGCTTCCTCTTTAACTTCCTCGACCTCTACCTCAGCATTTTCTTCTTTAATTTCAACGATCTCATATCCGTATCGGCCAGCTAATTCCTTAGCCAACTCAACGTCTTCAAATACGCCTACGCCTTTATGGAAGCGAACACCGCCATAATAGCCGTCATATTGCTTATTTGGTACGTGCATTTCTACTTTTGCCACTTATAAAGCACCTCCCTATAAATAAAAAAGAGAGGCTAGGGCTTGCACCCTAACCCCATTTGTGTTAACATTTAACGTGCTAACGTATATTTACTTACGCAGAAGCTTCTACACCGAAGTTTTTCAGGCGTGCAGAAGAGTATGGGTTGAACTGTGCAAGTCCGCAGAAGAACTCAATACGAGTAACCTCGACAGCTTTTGCAGAAGTTTCACCAAGACGACGAACTTGTACACCGCCGTTAGTAAGACCAGTAACGTGAGTGTAAGCACCGAATTTAACAGCGTAAATATCAGTGTCATCGAGAATGTCATTTTCCACAACAAGCAACGGAACACCAGCGTATTTTTCAACCGGACGACCGAAAGCATCTACACCGTTTTCGATATAGTGATCAGAAGATTGAAGAACAGCTAGGATTTTACGTTTAACACGCTTGTTCATGAATAGTGCATCAGCACCGCCACGTACTTGGTCAAGCAATGCGTTCAAAGCATCAAGCTTACGTGCATTACCTGTTCCGATAATCTCAGCAGAAGTTGAGTAATCAAGTTCCTGAGAAGAACCAGCAATACGAACATCTAAGCCGTCAAACTCTTTCGGGTTTGTAGCTTTGTTCCCTTTGAAGAATGTTTTAGTAAATGTGTTAGCGATAGCTTTTGCTTTCTCAGCGATTTGAACAGCTACTTGATCATTGACGTTAGAAAGTGTCTGAATAATGAAACGATCTAACTCAACGTCTCCACCAAGAATTACTAGATTCTCAGAACGTTGTTCAAATTGTGCTTCACTTGCAGTGTAAGCTTCGTTAACGCTACGAAACGCTACAGTTGGTAGTGCCTTTTCGACGTTGTAAGAATATGCGTTACCTTCAATTGTTTGGAAAGGAAGTACAGAGAGTACAGAACTTTCACGGACAATCGTTTCGATAACACCAGCTTGTAGTACGTCTTTCGACAATACCTGTGCATCAACTAATGTTAAAGCCATTGTTATTTTCCCTCCGTAAATAAAAGTTGTTTAATGTGCCCTAAGTTAACTCAGCTTACTTAGTCAGACCTGAAAGAATCTTGTCCAAAGGTGACAAGTTAGCCTTGTCCACTTTAGGTGCCTCATTGGATTTGTTAGAAGGCTTACCGACCTCTTTAGGTTCAGCGGATGGCTTACCAAAAAGGCCTTTGCTTTCAGCTTTGTTTAACCAATCCAAAGTCTGTTCAGCAGTGAGATTAGCAGGAACTAAGTCATGCATTTCCTCAGGAACGGATTTTAATTTACTTTCAACCATGCCAGTAATTAGCGATTCTAATTCCTTAGCACGAGTTTCATATGATTTGTAAGTTTCAAGTTCTTTTTGAGTATTTTGGTAGAGTTCCTCAAACTTCCCTTGTTCTTTCTTCGCTTCAAGTTCTTTGCGTTCAGCCTCAGCACGTGCCTCAGCTTGTGCTTTTTCAAACTCAGCAACTTTTTCAGCCATTTCCTTGTACTTAGAATTGATTTCATCAAAACGAGTTTTAGGAATCATAGCGTCTTTAGTTTCAGCCTTTTCAGAAGATTCCGGCTTTACTTCCTCCGACTTAACTTCCTCAGCTGTCTCTTTAACTGTTTCGTCCATTTTTATATCTCCTTCCTTTCGAGTTTTACGTGCAACGGCACGAGGAATTATTTTGGCACAGGCTGTAGGAATCGAACCCACGTTTCTAGTTTTGGAGACTAGCGTTCTACCATTGAACTAAGCCCATATATTTTGGTGGGTGTAGGTGGGAATCGAACCCACATGGAACCTTTAATGTCAAAGCATTGTCGTATTCCGCTGACCTTCACACCCATTGGTTGCAGAAGTGGGAATTGAACCCACCAAGTCAGGCGTATGAAACCCGATTGAACACCAGCCCTTCTGCAATGGCTGAGGCGGCAGGATTCGAACCTGCGACAAACCGATTAACAGTCGGTCACTCTACCTCTGAGTTACGCCCCAATAAGCTAAACACCCTAGCCCGCCTTTTACGGCCAACTAAGGTGCTTAAAGGATTTCCTATTATAAGGGTTTGGGAACCCCCTATCATTTACAGGTGATTCTAAAAACTTTTTCGATATTTCGTAATTTAAGTTAACGTCAGTTACATTCAGGAATGATTTTGCCTATAATGGTTCATTAACTTACGGTGTTTTTCTAGGATATTTTTAGGTACCCAATCAATACCGCCAATCGGACGGACGTAATGACCACAGTTTGGATGAAAGCACTCTTTAGACTTTCTGATTTCTTCGTAAGTTAGGTAACCAGCAGTTAGGCCGTTGAGTGAAATAATCATTCCCTCATAATGCTTACACTGATCATAGGTATCAGGCTTTGTGGAGATAATTGCAAGATCGGTTCCGTCCTGCAAAGCTTCTTCACGAATGGCGTCTATATAAGCCCTGTTCATTTTGGTTCTGACGGCCATAGAGGAATACGTCTGTAATCTCCATCGACGGTTAGCCTTATCAATGATGGCAACATCAGCATCCTTCACCCCATTTTGGATGAACTGTTTTCTAAGCTGTTCTTCCACCCTCTTTGACATGTTGGATACTTTACCGATACGCCCACCATATCCGGCACCACTAATCTCTTTCGAAACCACTTGACGAACAACCCTTTTCAAATTCTCATTCGTATTATGAGTGGCCTTTAAAAGATCATCCTGCGTCTGCTTAATCATTTCCTGTAGTCGCCTTTTGTGAGAGTCGTTTAAATCTTTATCCCTAACGGACACAAGTTTATTTTCCTGAGACATGGCCGCACGAGAATAAGAAAGGCCTTCACGATAGGCCTCACTTAATTTACTCGTAGCCATATTCACGGCATCCCTGTTAAGGTTTGTGATAATCGCCTGTACCTGAGAGTTTACTTGTCTCTCCAGTTGTAGAAGCTGTGTTGCGGAAGGATTCTGAGGCAAACGAACAAGCCTCATTAACGCCTGAATTATTAAAGCCCAAGCCACAACGTACAAGGCCTCAAACTCTTCATTATCGGCCTCGTATGTTTCAGGTACCTGTTCAATCTCGTTCATTTACCTTACTCCTTTAGTCGTCTAATAGTTCAGCAAGTAAGTCCTTCTCAGACTTTTCTTCCTTAACTGTGATTTGTTGTTCTGTTTTCTCAGTGAGAACACCATAAGTTTTAAGTGCCATTTCAAGATAACGAGAATGCCCTCGTACATTAGGGTCAAGTGTCTTAGAACGTAAGACTTTCAATGTCTCAGCTAAGAATGATTTGTGAACGTCCATAGCCAAGTCATTTTTGTACTCGATATACTCTTTGTTTCTGTTCCAGTTTCCAATCGTATTCCGGTGAACACCTAACTCGTCAGCGAGAGTTTGTTGAGTAATCTCAGGGTGTTCAACCTGAATCAAAGCACATTTCTTCTGTAAATCAGTCAGTGCCATATTATCTACCTCCTACTTTTAAATAAGAATCAATAACCATATCTTTGAATCTATTAGAATTAGTGGAGGAAGGGCGATAACTCACCCTTAGAAGAGAAATACAATCAACGAATCGAAACATTATTCTTCATCCTCCTTAGCTTCGTCCTGTTTCTGTTTATTGTCTTTGCTGTCCTCAGGAAGTTCAGCGGCAGATTCCTCCCCGTCCTCATTGAAGACAGAAGGTTCAGCTACCATTTGCATAGCCTGTTCCTTCTCTTCGTTGATACGGTCAATCTCAGCCTGTGCCTGTTCCTCAGTTAAACCGTCCATAATCATAAGGGCAGTCTTCTGTGACAACGTTTGAGAACCGTTAGTACGAATAGCCATACGGTTAGCGATCTCAGTATCATCCTGCGGCAGACCGTCATTAAACTTGATCTGTGGAACAACCATTTCGTAATCAACAATAGCTGGGTTTGCATATGCTTCTAACATCTGTGCTACCATGTAGACACGCTTTAAGCCATCTTCAAAGAACTGACGCTTACGATTGATCTTCGCAAGTAAACTGTTCATTCTCCATTTGATAGAAAGTCCTGAGTTTCCACTTGTACCTGAATCTTTCAGGCCGATAGCAACAGCAGGAATCTCAGTCGTTGAAAGAAGGAACTCTAATAGCATTTCAAGTTCTTTGAACGCCTGGTCTAATTGAGGGTTAGAGTTTGTGATATATTGAGGAATGATGTCCTCTTTACCCATGACCTCAAATACCTTGTTAACCGCAACTTGAAAGTACGTGTTTCCCTCTCCGTCTTCCTGTAGTAGTCCAGTAGGAACAGCGATAGCAGGGTCAGCGTGTTTGTCCAAGATTCCTCCGATTTGAGAGAGTCGGTTATTGATCTCGTCAAACAGTGATAAGTGTTCGCTAATATCATCTTGACCTTGCCACTCGATACCGTCTGTGTAGTTAGGAACGTGTACCACTAAAGGAACCGGTACGCCTGTAATCTCTTCTTCATAAGCAGAAGGGATTTCATCACCGATCTTAAACAGTTCTACATTTCCGTAACGGTCAGTTCTGAAAACCGTAAGTTCGAACTGACGGTATACGATCTTATTTGCATGATGACTTTCGACGTAAAGCGTCCAGTCGTCACGCTTACCGTCCACTTGAACAGCCTCGGCAATGTGATAGACAACAATCTTAGACTTATCGAAAGGAGAAGTCTGCGGGTATACCTTAGTGGGGTCAACCGCCTCAATGATGATACGCTTAGGGTCAAACTGTTCAGGGAAAGCCCCGTTGTATTCCGTACCATAACGAATCTTATAGAAGGCATCCCCGACGGTTGCGGCCTTCAATGCTTGCTGATAGTTAAGCCTGTTCATGTTATTAGATTGAGTGATTCGGTCTAAGGCAAGCTGTTCTTTAGACTTCTCAGACTTACCACTTGAAATGATAGGATTTTCACCAAAAAGAAAATCAGCGGACTTACGGGTAATCAGTCCAGCAAAGTTGGCTGAAATGTACATGTCGTTCTTTTTGAGAGATTCCTTGAATATGTCAACGTGGTTGCCCTTTGCTAACTTGTCGTTACGCTTATATCTGTCAATGCGTTCTTCGTGGTCAGTTAAAGGGAAATACTCACCTTTGACAAATAAGTCTTTCAACTCCATTCTCTTTCCTCCTTAAATAAAAAAGGCTGGTAGTCTCCTACCAACCCTGCGGTTTATTTCTAAACATTCGTTTTCTATGATTTCCGGCCAACTCTACACAAGATGCTAACGCATCCGGTAAGTCGTCGTGTTCGTGTTGCGGGAACAGTTCTAACATTTCGATCAGCAGTCGGTGCTGTTTCTTAAACCTGATCTGACCAGCTTCGACCATTGGTTCTAAGGCTTCGATACGAATTTCCTTTTTGGTTCTTGGATTGTATTGCTTTAACCGTGTTCTAAAGTAAGAACGTTTTGACAAGTTCACTCGCAATTGCTGGAACATTGACCATTGGGCTTGGATTGTCTCTACTCCGAAAGTGTGATGTTCGTATTCCAGTATCTTGTTCTCAGCAATCTTTAAGGCCTCGTGCATATTAACCTTTCCAGCCCACGCATCCAGCACATAAAAGATTCCAGTTCTCCGATCTCTCCCCATTGTGATAATGGCGTTGTAGTCACCCTTACCTGTAATGGCAATGTCCCAAAAACCGTACAAGTCCATAGGAATTAAACGGCCGTGATCATCGTACAAGTCCTTCTCGTCATACCAAGTGAAGTTCTCAGGACGGAAAATGGCATCCTCGTCACTGTATGGCAAGTTTAGGTACTCAGAGTTAAATGCCCGTGTGCCAACGTTACATTTCTCCTGAATGAGTTTGTAATAAGGCATCCGGTCTTCCCAAAGAACTTTAACGCCCTTGTCCATTTCTTCTTTATTAGAGAAATAGAAGTCCTCGGCTTCATCCTTACGATCAGGATTCTCTAAGTCACGGTAGATTCGTTCGTACTCTTCCCATAAGTCCTGCCGATCAGGGGGAGAGACGATAGCAGAATATCGCTTAGACTTAAAGTCTGCCCTGTTCATTACATAAGGCAGAAGTCCATTCGGATGTACTAATGTTCCCATGTAAATGAAGGCGGTACGCTGGGGATCGCCTAATGGGTTAACTACTTTTGTATACCAAGTTAAGTTCTTCTGTCTTAACTCAGGGGTGTTTGTAGATTTCTCAGATTCCAAGTCATCCATGATGATTAAGTCAGGACGGGCATTCAGGAATTTCATACCCCGAAGCTGTTTCTGAATGGAACCGATTGCCACCATGACGTTATTCTTTGTGACGAATTTCTCAGCATTATCTTTAACGTTGCCTCGTCCGTCTTTGTCCATTAGTTCTCCAAAGTCAGCACGTAGCTTCTCGTTATGCTTTAGCTGGTTGTTAACGTAGTCAGCAAATAGCTTGGCACCATCTTGTGTTTCAGAGATAATGACAATGAACTGACGTAGGTTGTACACTATGTTATAAAGTGGGTACATGTTACTTAGGTATGTTGACTTCGCATGAGAACGGGGAACCGACCATGCAAGACGCTGAGTTACATCAACCATGAATGAGTCTAGGTATCTTGTTAACTCTCCGTGAAAGTCCGGTGCATCAAAGATGGTGATGCCCTCAGGAATTAAGTTGTTCTCATTCTCAGGGTTCCGGTCATCACTGAAATACTCATACATAAATTCCAGTGTCGATGTCCAGCACCTAAGGATACGTTCACATTGCTTCCGTTCTTCTTTTAATTCAACAGCACGTTCAAGGGCTTCACGAGAAACCTCTTTCCCTTCTTTCGCTTTAGTTTTTACAACCTCTAGGAAAGTGTCGATCTCGTCAAGACGACTTTTCCATTCGTCATAAGACTTGCCCTTAACACGTCCACGTATTTTGTCCACTTAACCACCTCCGATTTGCCGCAACTTTGTTGCTACTAAATAAGGGTGGGAAAGGTGCCCGCAATACAGGTTTTAAGGCAAAAAGAAAGACGTGAGGTTGCCCCCACGCCCTGATTGATTACATATTCTCTTTCTTAACTACCTCCGCTAAGAAGTTTACATTGTCAATTTTCATTATTTGAAGCAAAACCAAGTCTGAGTCTTCGGAAAACACTGACCTTGCAAATGCTGAGTTACAGTGAAAGTATTTAAAGTATGCCTTATCATTTGTCCTTTTTAATGTGTTGTTCATTTACTAAACTCCATGTACTTAACAACCGCATTTTCAGGGATATACTTTAATGGCCGTTCGTTGCTGTCAATGAGAACGTTCATGTACTCAATACCCTTTTCGTCACACTCAGCCTTCTGACGCTTGAATACTTCAATTGTCGCCTCGACATCAGCATAAGCACGGTGAGGGTCAAGATTACTGATACCGTAAATCTCCACAAGGTTTTTAAGGCTTGCGTATTCATCCGGCCGCAACATTCTAGCCATTGATCGAGTACAGATGAATCTCTCCGGCTTATGAACCTTAGATAAAAAGCCAAGATCAAAAGATGCGAACTGTGCAATTACAATGCTGTCACCGATAAACTCTTTCAGTTTACGCATAGCCTCAGGTTCCGGCATTCCGTGTTTAAGATCATCGGCACTGATACCTGTAAGCTGACGAATGAATTGCGGCAACGTGCGGCCTTCCTCTAAAGCAACCAGTGTGTTGAATGTGCCAATAACGTTTAAATCCTTATCCAATTTAGAACTAGCGATTTCAATAACCTGTTCTTTCTCGTGATCAAGTCCAGTAGTTTCAAAGTCAAATACAATATACATATCAATTAGTCTCCTTAGTTTTATTTTGTACACTCAGTTTCTTCTACCATTACAGGAACAGTGGCACTTCCTGTTTGAACAAAGGTTGTAATATAATGGCCTGTGCCCTCCATCGTACCGCCTCGTGCGTGACAGGCGGCCGACTCCTTAAAGGCACCGAAAATACAGACGCCCATAAGGACGATACAAACAGCTAGTAAGCCCATGAGAAAGTATTCAAAGCGATCATACATTGGCCTTACCTCTTTCTTTAGATAGAAGTCCTTTTAACACACGAATTTCGTTTAACAGCGTGGCGACCTCTTGTGCTGAATATTGCTGGACGCCGTTCTGTAATTTCAGTTCAACTAATTTAATGGTTCTCAATGTACTCATGATCTCTTACCTCCACCGACAGAGTTTAAATATCGTTTAGCAATCGTCCAATCGGTGTCCGAACGGTCAGTAAGGGCATTCTTTTTAGCCCAGCTATTCCAGTTACTTAAAACCTTACTGAGTCCGATAGTGTCACATTTCTTGAAGCCTGAACCCTGCAAGTTGTTTGGAGAGAACAACAGATATTCTTCCGGCCTGTTTGTGTCTCCGAATACAAACAATGTGGTGATCTTACTATGCTTGGCCTGACGAATGGCCTTAACGATTTGTCCGGTTGTGAGTGCGGCACGATCTCGCTTAAACTCGATCATAAGGGTATGGCCGCAAATTTCTATTGAAGCATCCACATCGCCAAGCTTGTTTTTTCCGTCGAAACAGTCATCGTAAACTGTGAAGTTCCAAGTTCCATTCAGGAACCCTACAATGCTTTTAATATTAGGTAAGTAGACCTCAGTCTCTTCTACCTTGCCGTTGTCTTCCCAAATTTTTATCCTTCTATGCCCTATCATAAAAGTACCTCCTTTAATGTCCTTCAATTAGGTACTTGCGATTGGGGGCAACTTTAGGACATAGAAAAAGCCCCACCCGAAGGTGAGGCTGGTTAAATCTATTTATCCAGTAACTTAATTAAGTCAGCATAAGAGAATGTAGCGAAGTGGTGATTGTCTAAGTGGTATTGAAGTGTTCGCTGGTTAATATGGAACTGGCCTTCACCTACGTTTCCTTTATGCTGTTTATCGGAATACCCCATGCGGCCATCTATCTGATCAGGGGTTGCAATGAATATAATCACCCGATCAGCAAACAGTAGTCCGTAAATTAAGAAGTCGAACTCAGCTTTCTTTATTTGCTGAATATTGCAATCGAATTTATGTTGCCGCCATTCTCCAAAAGGGAAGAGACGAATCTCCAAACCTTCTTCACTAAGAACATTTAGTACATTGTGTTGATTGATCACTTTTCCGTGCCGTCTCTCCACCCGACTAAACTTAACTTCTACCCTAGTCTTGGTGGCCGCCCCTGTGTTTAAGTCATGATGAATGTTGCTACTAAAATAAGAACCGGTTATGTTTTTAACGATCAGTTCAGCGACTTTCCCGAACCGCCTTGTGTTCATCTGAAACAAGTTGTCTCTAAACGTCTTTACGTCCATACAGTACCCTCCTGAGTTGTTCTTTCAGTTAGGTACTTGCATTTAGTGGCCGGAAAAGGACAAAAGAAAAGCCACCGATACTACACGGCGGCCATCTGTTTCTTTTTCTGCAATCTATTTATCAATTTACGGAACCGCTGACAGTCTTTACAGTGAGTATGCTTTCCGTGAACTCCCTTACAGTTGTTATGGAACTTCGATTCGGGAAGGAACTCTTTACATCCTCGACACTCAATCAATCCTTCTTCTGTAACCATGCGGTAATGTTTAGTGCTATTATCGTGTTCAATCTCAATATACATCGTCATGGCTTATTTTTGAATTTCCCCATACTCAGCTAGTAGTGCGGCCATTTCGTCATCCTCTTTAGCAAGAATCTGATAAATCTCAATCTCCTGAAGCTTTTTGCGGCGGTCTTCCATTTTAGCCTTCAGTTCAATAAGTTTGTTTGCCTTCTCGATTCGTTTCTCATGTGCCTCGATGTCGATTTTCTGAACAACATACTTAGAGGCCTTATTGCTGACAACATCGACTTTAGTAACCTCAGCCACCACAAAACCGTTAGATGTATCGACGACAACTTTGTCACCAACCTCTATCCCTTCAATGTCATTCCTGAATGCGTACTCCTTATAGCTGGTTGGGAACTCTACTAATATGATATTTTCCATGGTTGAATCCTCCTAAGGTAAATTGGTTTACACTTAGGCACTTGCAATCTGTGGCGAATTTAGGACATAATCAGTATTCTGAAAGTTTAAACTTATCGAAAATTACTTCTATGTACCTTGATAGGCTGTGGTATAATTGATAATAAATGGCAACGATGGGAGAGTGCTTGCGTTGGCTGTTGAAGAAAAAGGTATACCATATGAATTAGTGGCGACAAAGTTAAACTACTACTATACGGCTATTAAGAATGAATGGAATAACGTTGAGGATATTCACGACGAGGTTCAGAAAGAACTAGACTTAATGGAGGAAAACCAAGATGTGTTACTCTATTTCTCTCTCTTAGAATTTAGACACCAGCTTATGTTAGAGTACAAGTACCCTAAATCAGCAAGAGGTGTGACCGAAAAAGCTGAGGACATTGAGGAAAGGTACAAGGCTTTGGCCGAAGCTGGCCGCATAAACTCTTTGCTTGAATACTACTATAACTTCTTCACGGGGATGTTCCACTTTAAGCAAGGTGAGTTAACGGAAGCCCTTAGTTTCTATAGGGTGGCCGAAAAGTATCTTGATCAAGTTGAGGGTGACAATATCGAGATCGAGAAGGCTGAGTTTTACTTCAAGTTGTCCGAAGTGTACTATCACATGAAACAGACGTACTTCTCAATGAATTACGCAAAACGGGCATACCGGATTTTTTGTGCCGCCCCTCGGACACCGGAGGGTAAGCCTACATATGTTGAACGGAAAATACAGTGCCAATTCGTTATCTCAGGTAACTGGCTGGACAGCCTTAGATCAAAAGAAGCTTTGGAACATGCAAAGAATGCCCTTAGGGACGCACAAGAACTCGACGGAACAGAAAAGAATGCTGAACACTTGCAACGAAAAGCCCTCTTTAACCTCGGCATATGTTATAATCAGATGGAAGAACTTGACGTTGCCGTCCAATACTTCCTTAAATCCCTTGAAATACCGAATGCAGATGAAGAGTATACGTCCAAGACGCTATTCATGATCTCATTCATTAGGGGTAAACAGGGCAATATTTCTGAGGCCAAACGTTACTACAAACAGGCTAAGAAGTTGGCCGAAAAGCACGGTATTACAGTTGTTGCAGAAAAGTTAAAGATGGTCTCAGGACTATTCCTTGCTGGTAGTATTGCGGCCATTAAAGAGGCGTTTATGTTCTTCGATAAGAAAAGGCTGTATCCTGACATGGAGGAATACGGTATTGAAGTGGCGGAATTACTTTCGGCAAAGAAAGAAGTCGAGGGTGCTAATGAGTTCTACCGCTGGTCTATTCTAGGTAGGAAGCACATAAAAAGGGGAGAGATTCTAAATGAAAGCTAAACTGATTATTTGTGCGGTTCTTTTACTCGGCGTGGCCGGGACTGTGGGTGCTTCACTTCTTAATACGCAAAACAGCGACATTAACGTTGCAGAAAGAATGGAAACATGATAGAATAAAGATAGTAGGAACCCCAGATGTAGGAGTCAGGGGCGTTCGGGATGATATTGTTCATCCTTTTCATATTCGAACACATAGGGTTTGTTTGGGGCAAGGTATAACATGACTATACCTTGTCTTTTTGTATGAAAAAAAAACTGAGTGATTTCACCCAGCCTCATTTATTGTTCTTATTCTTAAATTTCTCAACCATTTCCCAAAATACAGGGTTATGGTTCCACATTACCCAAAAGGAGAACACGACTGAACATAGGCAAGTGATTAACACCAGTGCCCCTAGCTGACCACTCAATAGTTGACCATTTAGAAGTCCACCAATAATCATCAAAAGGCCGCCAACTGGAAAAGCAATACCTAAACAATGAATAATCTTCATCCGGTCTATGTCTTCCACTTCCTCTCTATATTAAGTGACGGAAGTAAGGTGCCGGAGTAAAGATGTTATAAGAAACCTTCGACACCGTATCCGTCTTTGCAAGCTGTTAGAGTGATTCCGGTAACCCTAACATAGAAATGAGAGATTAAACAAAATTGCGGCCCCCATGTCCCGCCTTCTCAAACCCAAGTTTTCCACGCTTGCCGGAATCAGTAATGAGGCTAAGTTTTGTCAACTTTTCAAGCATTAGTGACTATGATCAACTTTGGCGAATTGATCTCCTTAATTATAACATAAAAAGTAAATAAAAAAGAACGCTTTTCAGCGTCCTCTTAGTTATTGATCTAATCCAAATTGTGCTTTACCTTGAACCTTACCATCTTGGAATGTAACGTTAGCATTAGCCCCGAATCCTGGGTCGCCATCCCATGAGTAAATTTCAGTTTTATATTGGCCGTCGCCGGCAGAAGAATCTAGTGTACCAGCACTTCCGATAATCTTTTCAACTTCTTCCTTAGACATACCATTTTCAATCTTTTTAAACTCGTCCATCGAGATAGTCTTTTTGTTAGTTTCCTTTTTCTCTTCTTTCTTTTCCTCTTTCTTTGGTGCCGCCTTAGTCTCAGTGGCTTTTGTGGCAGTATCTTTAGTTTCTGTTGAAGCTGACTCAGTGTCGCCGCCGCTATTTACACCTGCCGCACCGATAACAACGATTGCTACGATAACCCAAAACCAAACCCGTTTATAGAACGGCTTCTTTACTTTACCTGACATTGTATGTAATTCCCCCTGAATTAAAGTGAGTTAATCTGTGTTACATTAACTATTCTACACGAACTTACACGAGATTGCAATAATGATGCAGAAAAAAGAGGTCTGCCGTATCTACAGCAAACCCCATGGGCGTATCTCTATAATTGCCCTGTTGACATACATAAATAAAAAATAGACACCCTTATTATAACATGGCTTAATTTTCCTCAGCAACCAAAAGTTTTTGAAACCCGCCGCAAAAATTTTTTATCGGGTTTTGCAGTTTTCGAAGTGGCAATTTCCTTAACCACCCTTCCCCTTCCAGTAGTTACCATCAATAGTTTCAAAAATGGTGCATATATTTTGCAAACACCAGACAGGGGGGTTTGGGAGGGGTGCCTCCCCCATGGGTGGGCTTGCCTCTGTCTGCCTGTTCGTGCCTGAGTGTGCCTATGTGTACTATATGGGGCTGGGATAGGGTGCTGTGTCATTGTACTTCTGATTGTCACTTTTGATTGCCTTTCATTCCGCATTCTTACGTTGCTTCTGTGCTTCGATCATTTGTGTTCACTTCTGATTGGGTTGTGTGCCTCGTGCCTCTGCCTCTCTGCCTGTGCATGTGTGTCTGTGTGCCTTGCCTTGCCTTACTCTACCTTGCCTTACTGTGCCTGTGTGTATGGTACTGTGTGGTGTGGTGCTGTACCATGCCTGTATATAGGGGGCTATATAGTAGGGGTATATACAGGGGTGTATATAAGGGGGTATATAGGGGCGTTACTATATAGGGCAAGGGGTTAATATAGGGGGCTGTATATAAGGGCTTATATGGGCTTATATAGGGGCTTTTCCTAGACCCCTTTATTTGTGCATAAAAAAAGTTTTCGGGGCGGCTGTGTAAAAGGGGCACACAAGCGATATTTGCACAATAAAAAACAAGCTTTAAAATAAAAAATCCTAGTTTCTTCTATATAAGTGTTTTAAAAATTCCCCTTGTGCATTCCTATAAAAAAATCTTGTTTTTCAGGAACCCACTTTTCCATAAAAAAAATTGCCTTTTTAAAAAAGTCCATAAAAAAAAAGAAGTCTACTTTTTTAGTAGACCTCAATTTCATAGCTTGAATTATTTAAAATTTCCTCTTGTTCTGCTGTTAATTCCTGTCCTTCAATAATAAGGGCAATATTTGTTTCAGGAACTAAACGAACAAGCTGAAAGTCATTATGTACGTTCTCCCAAAAGTTATTATCGTAGCGATCTCCCTCAGCGATACATTCAATCATTCTATGATCAGTACCTCTCATACCATAATCAAAGTCACCGCTGATCAGCTGTCCATCAGCTAAGATATAAATAGCTTCGTTAAGATTGTCTGTCATGTTGTATCCTTCTTCAATAATTGCATTTACGATTTGTTCTGTAGTCATGTTGTTTACCTCACCTTAATTTAGTTTGTGTTTGTCTGCCTTACACTTATTACTATACATGACTATCAATCATATGTCAAACACTTTTGATAGATTCCTTTTAAATTATTTTTAGACATAAAAAAACTCCCTTACCGGATAGGCAAGGGCTTTACTCTTATTCCTTTGTATTTACTTCCTCTGTCTCTTTCTCCAGCTGGTACACTCTTTTAATAGCTGTTCTAATCACATCAGCGTTAGACACTTTACCATAACTTATATTATCGTATTTTTCTCTTAAATATTGTAACTGTTCAAAGTCATCATTTGATAATCTTACACTAACATTTCTATACTCGGCCAATACCTTAACCACCTTACTATATCTGTTTTACTATTGATAACAGTGTATCAGTTAAGGTTCAGTAAGGCAAGGGAAGTTACTGTTATAGATAGTTAGTTAAATTTAATTATAATAGTAATACCGTTGGGTTCTTCTCTTATAGGTCTGTGACTGGTGGCGAATTACAGGTTAAAAAATGCACAAATTTTATAAAGCCTTATGTATCAAGGGTTTAGCAAAGTAACAAATTATGTGACTAACCTTAATAAAATCGTTAATACTCTTTTGAATGTCCTTCGTTTAATGTCCTTCAATTTGTGACTAATAAAAAAGAGAACACCTCTAGGCGTTCCCTGCTTTTTCGTCTAAGTCTCTTAACGCCTTTTCCAAGCGTCGTAACTCTTGTAATTCATGATAAGGGTTCAATAAGTCAGGTCTAGCCACAGCCAATCTGTATCCCCTTCGACTTTCTATAATCTTGCCAACTATCTCTTGTTTTAATTCTTCATGGTTTTTCATTAGTATCTCTCCTTTAGTGGTTTTAAATGGAGAAGGGCTTTCGCCCTCCGTTTACTTTATGTACTGCATCCAAACGCTTTGTGATAACTCTAGGAACGTGCTTTCAATCTCTAGATCACGGGCATACGCTTCATAATCGAAGTACAAAGCAACTTTGTCCGGCACCTCGTCCAGCATCCCTGTTTCATTTACAATTGTCATGGCTACTTCTTCCATTGTGTCACAGTCATGGTAGAAGTGAACCCGTCCGTCTTCGACTTCATTAAGCCCGTCTTCGAAGTCTCCCACAACTCCAATGCCTACAAGTTCTGCGGCGGCCTCGATCTCGTGATCCTCCATACTGTCAATACGTTCCGCAATAGCGTTGAGATTCTCAATACAATCATGCTGTCCGATTGTGAAAGGTGCCTGAAAGTCAGCAATAAACCATTCTTCGTATTTCTCGTTAATTCCGATTGCTTCTTTGATTTCTTCTATATCAGCCGGAAGAGTGAACCATTGCCCTACTAGATCACCTTCATTGTACTTACCTAAGTTACCTACCCAAATTTTAACTTCTGTCATGTTATAAACCCCGTTTCGTTTTGTTGTTGTTGTGTTCCTTACAGTTACTATCATATATCATACACTTTTGATTGTCAACACTAAAGTTTAATTTAATTTTAAAGTTTACTTTGGTACCAAATTTAAAGTTAACTTTAATAATCACATATGTGTGGGATTAAAGCCGTTTAGAGGGAATCTGAAAGGGGTTAGAGGTTAATCATATACGTGTGTGCCTTTACTGTTTAAAGATCACTGAAAGAGGGATAAAGGGCAAATAAAAAAGACAAGGCGGCAAGCCCTGTCTTACTGTTTTGTTAATCTATCTAAGATCATGTCATGTTTGCCAACTTTTCCGGCAAGGTGTTCTATGTCCTGATTGATAACATCTGTATTCTTCTTTATTCTATCGAGAACAGCGGTGAAGTCCTCCGGCTGTCCTGCCTCTATCCGGTCTAACTTCTCATTCACTGCTTTAAACTCTTTTTCAATCTCGCTAAATTTTAGATCAAGGTACTGGTATAGTCCTTGCATTTGTTGCTGGATAAGTAGCTGTAAATCTTTGATCTCATTACTCAAAATAAGCACCTCTTATATTAGTTTGTTTTTCCTTACTCTTCTATCATAACTCAGTAACTTTTGATTGTCAAGAGAAAATAATAAAAGTCAGCGGGTTAGGCTGACTTCTTTTGGTATGTACGTTTCTTCACTGTCGTTTTCTTTTTCGTGCGTTTCTTTAGTACACCTTTCTCCACTTGATCAGCTGTGAAGAGGTGTGACGTTTTAAGCATGAAACGTTTTTCCTCTTTTTGCTTACCTGTCTTCTCGTCGATCTCAGGGTTTCCGTCTTTGTCGGTCAGTTTCTTAACAAAAGGCTTCCAAAGATCAACTGTAAGAAAAGCCTTTTCACCTTTCTTTACAATGTATCCGGCGTTAGCCCATTCATTGAAAGTTTTTAGGTTGGTTCCGTCATAGTCAAAATTGATCATCATACATGCTTCTTCGATTAGTTGGTAGTTTGTAGCCATCCTTCAGTACCTCACTTAATTTGTTTTAACTTACCTTACGTTTACTATCATAACTGTAACACTTTTGATTGTCAATAGGTTTATACAAACATTTCTAAAATAGTTGCGACACCTATTATGTAAAGAACGACCCTGCCTGCCTTCTGAATAGTTTTGCGTTTGCGGCGAGACATTACTTTAATATAGCGGACTGTCCCGTTTAAATCTTTTACCATTTCTTTTAAATCGTTCATGCTGTTTCCCTCCTTATTGATACTTACTTTGTAACTGATCAATAATTTTAATTTGCTTGTCGATTTCATTTAGATAGGCGTCCACGCTGTTTACTTTCTTTTTGAAGAGTTTAGAGAATAGTTTTTTCATTGTCGTTAACCTCGTTTCGATTTGTTGTTGAATCAATCATAACTCTTACACTTTTGATAGTCAAGAGGTAAAATAAAAAAAACATAAAAAAAAGAAACGCCGTTAGGCGTCCCTTGTTAAATACTGTTTATAAACTCATTAAAGATGATCACTGGAACTATTACATAAGCGAAGATCAAAAGGACGAAAGAATAGAATCCAAAGAACCAAACTTTGTCGGACGTTGTTTGCAGATCAAAAAATCGGCATATAGCTACAAACCCCTTTTTTGAAATTCGTTTCAGGCCACCGAAGAAATTAAATCGTTTCTTTTCAACCTGTGCCCGACGTTCCCGCACTCTTTGATTGTGTTCAATAATGTAAGCTTGCATGTTATAACCTCACTTTAACTTAATTTGTTTTAACTTACCTTACAGTTAGTTATTATAACTTACGATATTTCGTAATGTCAAGTGAGTTTAAAGCAAAATAAAAAGAACAGGTGTTTATTCCTGTTCTTCCTGATCTCTCTCAAACGATTCTCTATGCAATTCCAACTCAACTGCCATGCGTTTTATTAGGGTATCTGCGATGGCTATTTCTTCGGGGCTGAGGGGATTTCCTTCTATATCATTTCCAACCTTAACAGCTTGCTTATATAGCTTCACTGAGAAGTCAACCACTTTATAATAGAAGGTATCAGAAAAGCTGTTCCTTTTCTTGTACTCCTGCCTAAGAAAGTCCGTATAACTATCTTTGCCAACACCCTCAAAATATTTTCTGTCGCTGTTCATTTACTTCAATCATCCTTTACAGTAATGAAATTAACGCAGTTGAAAGTCAATTTTACCACAATATATGAAAATATGGTCATGTAATAAAAGGAAAAACAGCCCCTTAGTAGGACTGTTCCCATAGTTCTAATTATTTAAACATTTTAAAGCAACGTCTATTTATAAACCGGTCTTTGACTTCCTCAACTTCTTCATCTGTCAGGCCGACCGTCTCGCCTTCTTCGTCGGTTCCTGTGATAAGAACATCCCCAACCATTATATCTAGGGGCTTGTCGTCATGTCCAAGTAGATAAAAATTGAGATCGAGGCCGTCAAGCTTTCCTGTCTCATTTCCCCATATAGTAATTGAGTCAGTTACCCGCACTGGTTCAACATAGCCACCGACAACCGTCTGCATACTTTCGAGAGAGAGGGGGAATTTTTGAACTATTGCAACCTCGTCAGTCTCAGTTTTTAAAATCATTACACGGATTTCTTTTTCCATTTGAAAAACCTCACTTAGTTTATTTAGTTTGCCTTACACCTGATACTATACACACATTTAACTTTAAAGTCAACATAAAATTTAACTTTAACTTTAACATCATATTAAAATAAAAAGCCCTGATCATAAGATCAAGGCCGATACTTTGCTAGTCTGTTCAAGTCCTTCTGTAGTTCCCGTTCGTCATCATACCGTTTTACGTCGTCAGTAATAGGTGTGCTGTAAGAAAGAGAGTATCCGCCCGCCTTACTAAGTAGCTTCTTTTTATGGCGTTTCTTCTTCGATCTGATCAGCTTCACAGGATTGTGAAAGTGAAGTACAGCCAATTCAGGAAGACCCATTGACATGAACCCTTGGACTACACTTGCCTCATAGCCATTGTTAAACATATAGATTTTTTGCGTTGAACCTATACCGGAATACTCTTTTGACATAGTATGACCAGTTAACTTTTCTAGCCTCACTGATTCAAAATGGATAGGGTGAAAACCGTCGTAAACTTTCATTTGTTTAACCGCCTTTCTTTACTCTCATTGTACCTAAGTTCAATGTAACAATCCTCATTACATACGCCTTTTTCATGCTGATATGGGTTATCTGCGTCCAGCGGCTTACCGCACCATTCGCACTTTTGCATTGCAATATCCCTCCAAATTATCTAATTTTTATTTCGTGGATTGGCTGTAAAGGCAGTGAACTAGGAGATCAAAGGGTTCATCATCCCAACCGTTACAGTGTTCGTCGAGATAAGAAAACGCCTTGTTCACTTCCTCACTGTCAAAATTTATGTACTCCTTTTGGAGATTTGATAAAATGCCTCGATTAGAAAACTTGTGCTTTCTTAAAACACGAATTGCCTCAGTAATTCCTTTAAGTAAGTCGTCTGTACCTTTTGTCATTGTTGTTCCTCCATTTTCTTTTTATACTCCCTTATACGTCTGAAAAGAGTTGCCTCCGTGATTAAATCTTTTCCGTTTGAGTCCTTACCGTATCGCTTGATAAGTTCCTTAACCGTAACGCCCCCTTTCAGGTATTCTTGGACGGCCACCTCATAAATGCCTTTATTTGCCTTAGGACGGCCAAATTTAACGCCTTTAGCTTTAGCGTGTTCAATGGCTGGTCTTGTTCTCTCGACAATAAAGTTTCTTTCCATTTCTGAGAACATTGCGAGTAACTGCATCATGGCTTTTGCCATCGGGCTATCATTAGATGTATCGACATTATCATCTATTGACTTAATAAACACGCCTTTCTGAGTTAGTTCGTCAATCAGACCAGTTACCTGAGAAACAGAACGCCCTAAACGGTCAAGCTTTTTAACAATAATTATATCACCTTCTTTAACAATATTTAGAAGGTCTTTAAGGGATTGTCTGTCCATGTTTGTACCTGTCAGTTTATCAGTAAAAATGTTTTCCGGCTGTACCCCATAATCTAAAAGGGCTTGAACCTGTAAAGTTAAGTTTTGCTGTTTAGTGGAAACACGGGCATAACCATATTTCATATCTATTACCTCACATTAAGTTAATTTAAGTTACTGTGCCTTATCTGTCTTAAATACTATCACATGTTATAGACTTTTGCAAGTATTTAATAAAAAAGAACAGGCATTAGGCCTGTCCTATCTTCTTCCTAGTGTGGTCAATTGTTTTTCCGTCCTCGTAACCTTTAGTCATAGCGAACATTGACTCTAACTCAGGAACTTTTATCTCAACTTCTTCGGCCGGACTCTCTTCATATGTCTGAACAACTAGGGCATCTTTAACCAAGACAAGCCCCCAACCATTCTGCCGCACCTGATCCTCGAATTTTTCGGAAAGGCCGGATAAGAACCCCCGTATGTAATCATTTTTATACTGCAATGTTTTACCCACAGACCCCGATAAGTTATTCTCTTTTATGAATCGTTTAGAGTAATATTTAACTGCTTCACAAGAAAGGCTGTAGACTTCTTTTGCAAGTTCCACATCCTCTTCTAACCCCATAAATGTAATGACGGAACCGCCTGAATAAGTGTGCCACCAGTAGTAGCATCTAAAGTTTTCAGAAATGATGGATGCCAACTGTCTTTCCCACCACCTTAGACGCTTGTGTTCTGTAACATCCTTTTTCATAACGTTTTTTCCGTTATTACTATTAAAAGAAACTTCACTCATAGATATGTCGTGCTTAACCATCAAACGCTGTGCTAAAGTTAAGGCTGTTTGACCCTCGCTGTCATTGGGGTTGTCCTTTGCAAGTGCAAGGGCACGCTTAACCTTTTCAATTATTGAGTCTTTTTTCAACTTAATCACCTTACCTTTGTAGATTGTTGTTTACCTTACAAGCTTATTCTATCATAAGTCTAACACTTTTGCAAGATATAAGATAAAAAAAATCCTGCTACCATTGAGGGGTAACAGGAAGTGGCCGACATCTTATGTAATCTTTAAATCTTAATTCTCGACAGCTTTAAATTGAATATGGGAATACTTCTGTGGATATACATAATACTTTTTCCCACGGGTTATTTTTCCTGTCCAGTTTTCGATGTCCACCCGTTGTTGGGATACCTTGTATTGTTGGTAAACCCTTCTGTAAAGAATTTTATATGACTTGTTTTTCTTCACGTTTACACTCATTCCGGCTGTTTGGGTATACGACTTGGTTATATTAAATCCTACAGTCGCATCAACCTTTCCTTTTGAAGCTTTTAGTGAACCTGTGTATGTGTTGGAACTGGTGTACGAATCAGAAAACGATAGTGTACCCGAAGCGTTTGATTTTTTGGCGGCAACCGCAGTTTTCCACTTAGAATAGACCTTCTTTGTTTTCCCATGGTTTTTGACATCCCAATAGGAGGATACAGCTTGTACACTTGCATCATTCTTGGCATCTTGTAATACTGTAGGCTGAGGCGAATTTTCTGTAATTCCTTGCTGTTCTGATGCTTTCGCTTCTCCAAAAACAGTGACGGACGACAGGGTTATGACAAACACAATCATGATGACTAACCTTTTAAAATTCATGACTTATTGCCCCTTTTCAGAAAATTTTTAAAACATAAGAAAATCAGCCCATTTTATGGTATCATATTTTAACGGAATTGTTTATTAAATCTTCTTAAAATTTGGAATAGGAGGAACTATTTGTGAGTAAGTATTCTTTTTGGTGCTTTTTAACTGGTTTTGTTATGATATTTTTTATTCAGCTGTTGTCGTATGTTAAAAACCTTTTAATACGTTCAGGGGCTATTGACGGAGACTTGACCCACAGTATGTTACAAACAAGCTTAATAACTGTGCCTATAGTTTTATTCGTTGCTGGACTCACATTCCTTTACTATAAAAAATAAGACAGGGCGTTAAACCCTGTCTTTTTCCTTCTTCATTTCAGTTATAACATATGTTAAGTGTCTTAGATCGTCAGCCTTCAAACGTAAGGTATGACCGTCCTCAATAATGTAAGCCGCATACTGTGTTATGACATAGCTTACTACGTCCATATGTCCGATTACACGTACTTCTCTTGTTAAGCCGTCCTTATATAGCTTGTCGATAACCTCAGCTATTGTATGGCCGTTATGAAAGCCCATAATATATTCACGATCTTTGGTAGACAAAGCCCCACGTAATACCAGTTCCATATTATTTTTCCTCCTGACGAATATTAAAGACTTCTTTTAACATGTTGTTAATCAGACCACTCTTCGCACCTTTTCCGTTAATTCTGCCGAACTCGTCAAGGGCGGCGGCTACGTCAGCATCGACTCTGATAGTTCGCTGAACGGTAGGAATTTTTTCAGGCTTTGTATAAAATTTTTCTAATTCTGAGTTAGCGTTGCTGTCTTGATTTTTAATTTCAAGTTCTTCAAATTTTGGTATACTTCCTCTGTTGCGGCCTTTTCCGGCACCAGCTAAACCAGCCATTAGCGTACCCCTCCTTCCTGCATGTTAAAGTGTCTTTCCAGTTCATCCCATAGTTCATAATAGAGTATTGCTTTATCACGCTTTTTAGGTGGTAGCAGTGTTGCTGGGATTTTACTGTATAGAACCGAGTTTGTGAACTGGACAGTATGTGTAATGATCGTGTCAAATACATGAATACCGTTTTTATTCGCATATCTGTTCGTTTCCTGAATTACCTCAGAATGGGCAATTGTACGAGAATCAACCAGCGTTCTCAGTACCCCTAGAATTTTCAAGTCAGGGTTGTGAAGTTCTTTGAACTGTCGAACTGTGTCGATAACTTCGATTAAAGAACGCATTGAGTAAAGTTCAGGTGCAAAAGGAATTAAAACGCCGTCTGAGAAGGTAAACACGTTTCCATTCATCAGGCCAAGACTTGGCGGCGTGTCGATTAAGATGTAATCGTATTTTTCTTTCAAGTGTTCTAGTGCATCCACCATTAGGTAAAACGGTTCAGGATACTTTTTAATGTCTCCCAGTATGTCAAATTCGAAAGAAATGAGGTCACGGTTTGACGGGAGGATATCAATATTTTTATGTACAGAGTTTATAGCATCCTCTGCTGGTAGTTTGTGAACCAGCACGTCATATAGAGAAGTCCTAAACTCGTCAGGGTTCTTTCCAAACGCTAAGGAAGCGTTACTCTGATTGTCGGCGTCAATTATTAAGACTTTGTAGCCCTTGTTAGCCATTACCCCAGCTAAATTGGTTACAGTTGTCGTTTTTAAAACGCCGCCTTTGTTATTATTTACGCAAATTACTTTACCCAAAATAATCACCTCATATTAGATTGTTGAATTACCTTACACAACCCATTATACCAACTTAAAAGTGAAAGTCAACATTAAATTTAACTTTAACTTTAATGTTAGTACCAACGCATAAATAAAAAAAACAGACAAGGGCACTATTCCTCGTCTGCTTCTTTTAACAATTGGTTAACTTCCTGTAATTTATCTTTTTCAATCGTTTCTTTCATTTGCTTAATTAAAAACCTTATAACGTCTGCCCTAGTAACAGTTGAAATACTTCTGCTTTGAAAATAATCAATTAAATAAACTAAGTCCTCGTATTCATCCTCAGTAAAGGCAAAAGTAATATTAGTTTTCTTTGACATTTATACGCACATCCTATAGTATTTGTATTTTATATTAGTTCTTGCAACTTGTAATTGCTATGTATTTAATTATTTGTATGTATATGTTAGTTATTATCACTTACGTACACTATATTACACGAGTTTACACGACTTTTCAATTACAAATATGTAAAAATTTCTTACGACTAAGTTTCCCCAAACGTCTTTACTTTATCAGAAGAATAGGGTATACTTCAATTAACTTAATTTGTTTTAAGCTAACCTTACGTTAGTTTGTTGTTTAACCTTACAGAGAAAACCCACGTTCCATAACGGTTCGTGGGTTTTTTCGTGTATAAAATTGGACATAAAAAGAAAGACTAGGGAAGAACCCTAGTCAAAGTCTGCACAACATATTTAGTTTTATTTAAAAACGTGATTTCCTATAACGGCTTTTGTAGCTTTGCTGTCTAACCAGTGATTTGAAGCCGTGTCAGGGTTATAGAAAAATAAAGCATCCCCAACATTAGAACCGGAACCCAATGCCTGTTTAGCCGCCTGAATACTTTCACTGTCAGCTGGTCTATTTATAGCACCATTCGAAACGGGGCTGAATTGGCCGGACTGGTAAATAACATCATGGATAGAGTTAGGGAATTGAGAACTTTCTACACGATTAAGAACGACCTCAGCGACCGCAACCTTACCGGAATATGGTTCGCTTTCTGCCTCAGCACGAACAAGACGTGCCAATAAATCAACCTCAGATGAAGTGTTAACATTAGAGTTAACTTTAACTTTGACTTTATTGTTAACGTTGTTGTCATTCTTATTGGTGTTCAAATTCTGACCAATATAGATCAAGTCTAAGTTTTTAACCTGTGGGTTTAGACTTGCTAACTCCTGTAAACCCATATTATGCTGAGTCGCTACTTTATACATAGTGTCTCCTGACTTAACCTCATAAGCCATAGCAGGGGAAACAACCCCAAAAGAAATGGCACCAGCTAAGGCTAGTGCCGAAAGTTTTTTAAACATTAAAAAGAACCACCTTTATTTTTTGTAAATTTCCGCAAGACCTTCTTTCAACAATGAATCATTGAATCTATTATTTAGATCGCCGTCTATATAAACATCACACAGCCAGCGGCCAAACGCATCTTTACCATGAATGTAAACAAGGAAAGATTTTTCTTCGATATGTTGTGCCGTAAATTCCGTTGCTTCATAGTAAAGTTCCTCGCCACGTTCCGGCGTGTCAACGTCCATAAGACGGAAAACCTGATCAGTTAAAATCATGTTAAATGCACCTATAGATATGTCACCTACGAAGGTGTCACCGTCTTTAACTCTTGTACACTTAACGCTGTAAAAGTCCACCATAATACAGGTAATCTCCTTTTCTGTAATGTAAATGTAAAGAAGGCAAGTTAAAATAACTCGCCCCCAGCTGTTACGATGCTACATGTTTAACATAGAAAGTCTTGGCTAGTAGATCAGAGAAGTCTACAATTCCAATGTCTTCTAAGACGGTGTATTTTCCGATTGACATGTACTCTCCGTGTTTTTTAACAAACACATCTTTACCGTATACACTATTAAGTTCTTCCAATGCAGTAAAGGCGTCCACTTCTTTATAGTAAGAAACACGTTTGAATGTCGCACCTGTAATGGCACCCACAGGGACAACAACAGTACACATGGAATCGTCTTCATAGCTTCCATTCTCTTTCATAACCAAGCCTGTGTTTGTTCTCTTCATAACAACCTTCATCCCCTCATAGGACTCAACCGGAGAGTGGATGATTTCAAAAACATCTTTGTCATCGCCGTATTGAAAAAGTTCATGGTATTTATACGTCATCATTTATTTTTCCTCATTTCATTGTGTATTTTTAATAGTTTAAAACCCGTATTCTGTATTTCAGGAAGGCTGTAAGGTAAGTCATACCCACTTGAACCGTCAAACGTTTTAAAGCCTTCATAGTAAGCTGTCATCTTAGCTGTTTCAGGATTTTCACGCATCCACTCGGCCAACTCTTTAGACCACCTGTCGAAAGTGTGATCTGAAATAATGTTTTCGTTCAGCTGGTAGTAAAGAAAAGAGTGGACAAGAATCTGCCTTTGTCGCTGGTTCGCCCACTCGATTTTATTGTTTACCATTTGATCAAATAGGCATCAGCGAAAATATGTTTTACTTTATAGCCATCTTTTTTGAGGCATTTAAAGAAATAACGCTGTGTCTTTTTATCTACGTCACCCATGCGAATTTTCATAGACAGGTGTCCAAGCCTTGCTTCTTCTTCAATAGTCTTGTAAACTTCCTGAACCACAATGTCTACAGCCCGCATCATACGTTCTTTAGCCATCTTTTTAATTTCTTTGCTGTTCATCATTAGAACATCTTCCCTTCGTAGAAGGATGACGGAAGGCTATTAAAATCATAGTCGGCCAGTTCTTCTAGTCGGATGTTAGCGTGTGCCCCTTCATGTACCATCAAGTTACTGTCTTCGCCTACATGTACAACAATCACAGGTTTTTGAGTTCCGTAAGCGTAACCAAGTTCCCAGGCTGTGCCGGAATCAGAGTAATTGCCGTGATAGATAGCTACGACCACCTCAGCCCAATCAATGAACTTAACATCGTTTGTAAATGTCTCGATAGACCAGTGACGAGAACCGGCTTCTAAATGTTCCATCTGATTTCTCATAGGAGAAAAGAAGTTTAATCGCTTCTCTTTCAAGATGTCCTCTACCCTATTAACTATTTCAAGTTCCTTTTCATTAAAAAATGGGGAAGCTAAGTAAACTCTCATTTTCTTTTGACCACCTTTACAATGTCTAAAATCTTTTCGCTGTTTTCTTCTTCTGTCATTCGTCTGACATTAACAATGTCATACCAGCCAATTAGGGCACCAAGGCCGCATGTGAAGACTGTTATAAAGAGAATAATTAAGCCTGTACCGTATCGACCTAAATAAAATCTATGGCCTCCTATAAAACCTAGTAACACCCACCAAAAATAAGCCCACTTTTCGGATTTCCGTTCCTTTTCGTAAATCCTGAAAAAGTTGTTTTTCTCAGCGGAGGTAAGATTTTCAGTTGCACGATCAACGTAATTCATAGACCTAACTCCGCAATATCTGCAATTAAGCACTCAGGGCAAAAATGGGTCACAGGCACGCTTAATCTGTCCCAATCCCCGTTTCCGATAACGCCGCCGCCTGTTCCAACAAGCACATTTCCAACAATTGTTACGAACTTTTGACTGGATAGTTTGTAAGGCTTATCACATTTAGTGCAGTGAATAACGGCATTTTTAGTTATTTCCTCATAAGAAGGTGTTTGCAAATTCAATCATCCTTTCTTTTAATTCCTTACACTTAGTTACTTGCAAAAATAAAAGAAAAAAGGACAAGTGAATTTAATCACTCGTCCTCAGGTATCATCCACCATGTAAAAAACATGAAGAATAGCAGTATTAAAATAAAGGCATTCATCCCAGCACCTTCTATCGTTTAAATAGTTGTTTTACCGTTCCAACAAAAAGAGAACCAACAAAAGCAAACCATAAAACATACAAACCTACCGCAATAATCTCCGGCAGTAGAACCAGCCACCAAGACCAGCTGATCACGCCAAATAGCTTTAAGGCAACAAAAATAATTGTTAAGATTTCAAGTAAACCCATTTTTAATTCCTCCCTACTCGTCCTTATTCTGTGTTTTCTTCTTAAATGCGTTAGGCGTGTTATCGACTACTTTCAACTTGATAAAGTCGAGATTTTCGTCACCTACACGACTTTCACGCCTGTTTCGTAGCTTCTTCTGTGTCTCAGATAAAATAGGGTACTCAGCTTGTTTCACTTTATGGGTACCTTTATCTCTAAGAGTATCGGCAAGCAAGTATGTTCCCAGCTGGTCAAGAAAATAGCTGTTATCATACCGTTTTCCGGTCTGCTGAAAATACCATTCTGTTAAGTCATTTACCTGTGCTATTCTAGTTGAAAGGGGCAAAAGTTCTTTAGTTGCTACTAACTTTTCAACCCTTTGTTCAAATTGGCTTTTTACTGACATTCCACTCATTCACCTCTTTTCTTTAACAGTAGGTGATATGTGGAAAGATTTTTAATGGCCTTAACTGTATGTTCCTGAACCGTCTGCTGACTCAGCCCTAACAATTTAGCAACATCCACTTGCCTCATGTCTTTAAAATATGTTAACTTTATGACTTGCTTCTGACGTTCAGTTAAGGCACGATCAACGGCCATTTCGAAGTCAATAAGCATATCACTAATAGAAAAGTCATTAGCGAAAAATCGTGCCTCAGCTAGTTTATGATAGTCATTAAGAAAGGCAGTTACACCACTCTCAGACTCTAGCTTATAGGCCTGTTCATACTTATTCATACCTTTTGTTCCCCTCTCAGTTCGTTGTATACAAAGTTGATTTGTTCGTAAAATGCGTTTAAGTCGTCATTATTTGTAACAAGATAATCGCAGGGGATTTCATCTACAGCTGTTTCAGTGTGATGGTAAAAGTCCTCCGGTTCGAAAATGTCGCCGGACTTCTCAATACGTTCCCTTCTGATCTCGTCAGCGGCCTCTACCTTAATAACTGTGAATCCCTTACTTTTCAGATATTCGTATTCGTTCATCTGCCGCACATCGGAAACAACAAAGTCTTCAATGTGCAGAAAGCCTAGATGCTTCATTCTTTGGTCTAAATAGTTAACCCACACATAAGGGTCAATCTTTCTAAATTCTTCTCCGATAAACTGGTATAGTTTACGTGGCTTCCCTTGTGCTACTATGTGAGGGAAGTAAGTATTAGCAACTTTTTTGATTCCATCACCAAAAGCCAGCTGATACGCTTTGTCATTCTCTATAAAAAATTTGGCAAGTGTGTCTTTGCCTGATCTCATTTTTCCAGCGACCGCAATTTTCATTAAAAATCTACCTTCTTTCCTTCTCGTCTGTTGTAAGAACCTTTGCCTTTCTTTGGCTTATCAGCCCTGACAGGCGGCGGCATCTGTCCTCTTGATTGCGTCATAACTCCGATTGTCTTTTTCTTCTTTTTCTTGTTCATGAAGTCGCCCCCTCACTTATTTACTTGCAATTTATCCACAGATTGGGACATGACGAGGGTTGATTTTTACGATATTTCGTAATATAATCAGTGATAGGTGAAAATTAAATATCCTTAGGTGGTGTAATGTTGGCGAATTTAAATAAGCACGCAAACGAAGCTATAAAAGACCAGCTGTTAGAATTTCCGTTCCTGACTGTCAGAAGCAAGCTTGACGCCGTTATGAAAAACAGGGGGCTTAATGCGGAAGAATTATCTGCCTTAACAGGCCTGAGGCCAGCGACCTTGTCGGAAATAAAAAACATGAGAAGGTCAGCTATAAATGTTCATCATTTAATGGTTCTCGCTAAGGTGCTGAGAATTGACGATATAGGGGAACTGTTTGAGATAGTGGTCACGGATGATTCAAAGGAAGCATTTGAGAAGGATAAGAAGGTTATTGAAAAAAGAGGGCTACTTCCTGAACAGGAAGAGTTCTTGTCTATAGTGAGAAAGGGCAAAAAAAGAAAACCCACCAGCAAATAGGCCAGTGGGTTTTTTTGTTTATTCTACTGTGAGAACAAAGATATTTAAGGCAATCCAAACAATGTCTATTCCTACAGCCACGTTTCCCTTATTATGAAGTAGGTCAAACATAAGCCACATAGAGGCCACAACAAGAAATACGCAACTTGTAAACCGCATCAACCCCAACTTCATCAGTGTACTTCCTCCGTTTCAGCTGTAGCGTTATCAACCATTTCATCAAACTTAGCAATAAGTTCGGAACGGTCAACCTCGACGTACTCTGTAAGCTTACCTTTCTCAATTCCTGAATGGACTGTAAGCATTGTATTTCGTTCATCGTCCATAATTAGAACCGGCTTTTCTTCACCTTGTACATTGAGATTAAACTCAATCACGGGGTTATGGATAGGGTACTTCTGCCCTTTCGCCTCAGCTTTTTCAAGTGTATTTTCAAGAATTTCCTGAACGGCCTTTCCCATTTGTTGCGGTGTTAAACTTCCTTGTAGAACGATTCTCATTATACTGTCACCCATTCTTCTATTGTTATTTGTTTTTCTACTTTCTCAACTTCTACAGGCCTATCGCACGCTTCATACTCATAATAAGAGAAGTATGAACCAGAACGTGTAAGGTAAAAGCTGTAAAATTTATTAGTTAAAACATCTTTAAAAATAATTTCTTTGTCGGAATACTTACCTTCGTCAATCCACTCTCCTGTTTCGTGGACTTCAAAAAGGATGTTGTCGTCATCATCTAAAAGATAGTCTTCTCTAAACAGCTGTATCATCTGTTCTTCGGTTAGCTTAGTAGGTTCCAACATTACTTCCTACCTCCCATTAGTTCATTAGCAAGTTGTTCAAGGTGGTACTGTGCTTTCAAACGGCCATAAATGTTCCTTACTAGATGAATAGACAACCAAACAGTGGCGAACAATGTATAACTAATGTTGCGGAACACTAGATGGAACAGGTAAGGCATTCCCCAAAACCAGCCGATAACAATTACTAAGGCTAAAATAATTACGACAAACCCCATAATAGTTGAGGTTGTTTTACCGAACTTGAAATTGATTTCCTTTTTCACAGCAGATCACTCCCCGCAATTCTTTGTACGTTAAGATCATTGAAAAGACATTTTTCTTCACAATATGTGTCACCATCTAGGAACAAAATTTCATCCTGTTCCGTCAACAATTCTCCGCAACATTCACAGCGTGAAACGAATCGGGGAACAACTTCACTGTATTTAATCATTGGATTTTCAACTTCCATCTTCATATTTCATAGCCGCCTTTCTTTGTTCTTTCATTTTTGAACAGATCAATATTCAAACCAAGAATGCCTTCGTCTAAATCATCTGTAGTAGGCGAGATTTCTACCTCATAGCCTCCGTTCAAAACTAAAACAAGGGTGCCGAACTGGTTACGAACTTCCTTGATGGGATAATTAAATAATGCTTGTTCTACAGCGTTACGCCCTTCTGTCATCCTAGTTCAACACTCCCTGCTAATCTTCTTTCCATGACGATATGGCTAATAGTCAGCAAAGATTCATCAAACGTAGTACATTCCGATTCAATTACAAGTTCATTGCCGCCCTGAAGGACTAATGTAAGTGTGTTGTATTCAAACTCAACGTCTATAACAGGGTGTTTAGCAAGCAGTTCTTTAACGTCTTCTTTCGTCATAAAATCACCTCTTTAGTTAATTGCCTTACAGTTAGTAACTTGCATTGAGAGGGCATTTTAGGACAGACAAAAATAAAAAAGCGTCAGCACCCATATAGGTACCAACGCCGAAGTTAAATTTAAATTTAAAGTTAGTTTTTAATTTTATTCTTACCACGATTCCAGAAAATAAGAACCAGTAAGAACTCTGTTCCTGAGAGAATGAATGACACTGTGTTTGTAGCGAAGAATGCACCCGCAGTTCCTTGTACAAAGAACATGTAAACAGCGTAAGCTTCCATGAATACGATACCTGTAAAGATGCCACCTAAGTAGATTAGTGAGAAGTCACGTACAGACTTAGTTTTAATAATTTTGATAATCTGAGGCAAGTATCCGACCGCAAGAATTAAACCTCCGATAAGTTGAAGCATGTTGAAAAATTGTAGCATTATAAATTTCCTCCTGTGTTTTACCTTATTTTTTATTGAGGCGTGGTTAACTTCACGCCCCCAAAGTTTATGTTATTATTAAAGTTAAAGTTGAATTTAAAGTTAACTGGCGTCTTCTAAACCCGCCTCATAGCCCTCACTGTATCCTTCATCTTTTCCGTCTTCATACCCATTGTCATAAGCAAGATCAGCTTCATATTCAGCATTAGATTCACCTTCGTAAACACCTTCTGAATGGCCTTCGTCATATCCCACGTCGTAACCATCTTCTTTGCCTTCTTCATATGCGTTGTCGATAGCCTCACTTACTGACTCCACAAGACCGTCTACATAATCGGTAGCATTAGGGAACCTTTCGAGTAATTCTTCCAGCTGATAAGCAAGCGTTCTATAGCCATCATCATAAATCTTTTGAATGTCGTATCTCATAGCCCCAATTCCTCCAAATATTCCTCTAATGTTATTTCCTCTATCAACTTCTCATAATGTTCTTTTGTAATAGTGCATTTAATAGTTACCTCAACCATTTCAGGTTCGTGTGAGTACCAGTTTGCGTCCTCAATCTCATGACACTTAAACCTTTTACCGTTGACGATTAAGTCAGTTGCCGCAATCCTTTTCACATCCCTAACCTCGCTTTGACCTCCTGCACTACACGTTCAGCGTCAGCAGGGTTATTTACAACATCCGTTTTGTCCATATCAACAATTAGGACTTCGGAGGCCTTATAATGATGTTGAACCCATTCGTCGTAACCTTCCCACAGCGTTCTATAGTAATCTACTAAGCCTTGATCTTGTTCAAAGTCACGGCCACGTAAACCAATGCGGAACATAACTGTTTCAAAGGATGCCTTTAGGTACACCATCAAGTCCGGTGCCTTCTTATAAGGCAGATCATCAATTTCTTTCATCATTTCGTTTAACAGGCCTTCATACACCTGAAACTCTAAATCAGAAATGCGGCCTAAATCGTGGTTTACTTTAGCAAAGTACCAGTCTTCATAAATTGATCTGTCCAGCACATTGTTATTTTCTTTGTAAGCCTGTTTAATGGCCTCAAAGCGTGTCTGTAAAAAATATAGTTGCAAAAGGAAAGGGTAGCGTTTTTCTTGAATTTCTTCATCACTTGCTGTGTAGAAAAGGGGAAGGATGGGGTTGTTTTCTACACTCTCATAGAAAACCTCACTTCCTAACTCCTTTCCCAGCAGTTCAGCAACACTGGTCTTTCCAAGTCCAATCATTCCTCCCGTTACGATCACGGTCATTCCCTCCACGTCCTCTTAAATTAGTTCTTCGGGGCACTCAATCATCTAAATTGAACGCCCATTTTCAAAAGTTCTTTAAATCCTTTTATAAAGGCCTCAAAATCTGTCTTTGTGCCCTCAAATTTAATACCTGCCCCAAATTCAGCTATAAATGTTGTCCCTTCTTTAGCCTCAATATGGTATGTTGGTGATAAAATTTCATCAACATACTTAGGGTGTGCTAGGTATTGGTATCCGATAGGGAATTGTTCCTTATCCTCCTCTGACATATCTTCGTGTTTTTCAACTCTAAGAATCAGCATTGACTCCTTTACACTAACTACTTCGCCTATAAATCCCGCACTATGCCGCACCACTTGCCCTTTTTCAAAGTCACTGTATGAGTATTTACTTTCTTTCATTGCCATTTTCATTACCTCCTGATAGTTTTTGATAGAAACACTTTCTGCAAAGTGGTGTATATTCGTCTGTTCCAAGCTGAATCCGTTTGCCGTTTGGTTCCTTATAGGAAACCCATGCATCTGAACCGCAGGAAGAACAAACAGCATGAAGTTTTACTACTTCCTCAGCCATTGACATTAGAATAGCTGTAACAACGAAAGTCTTTGCCCCTGCATCTAAGTCAAGACCAGCCACTATTACGGTTTTTCCTTCTTCTAACAGCTGGACTATAACGGGTACAACATTACTCCCAAAAAACTGAATCTCGTCAATCAGGAAAACATCGAACTCCTTAAAGTCATCAGACATAAGAATTTCCGGTACGAATGTTGGAACATTGATAGCAGGAACCTTTTCACCATCATGTGTGACCAGTTCATTTTCTGAATAACGTGTATCGAAGTCCGGTTTAAAGTAACCAACTTTCTTTCCAGCACGTTCAAGCCGCCGCCCACGTCTTTGAAGTTCCGTAGACTTCTCGGCAAACATACCGCCTGTGATAACAGTAAGCATCTTGTATCTCCTTTTCGTGTTATTCCTTACACTTAGTTACTTGCAGATGCGGCTATTTTTAGGACAGTGGAAAAATTTAAAATAAAACAAAAAAGGCCAACCCCGAAGGGTCAGCCGCAGTAATTAAACCTCTTTGTCAACTTCAATACCGAGTTCCGAAAGTGTGAACATAATGCCATCATAAACACCATCACCGTAACTGAAAATTTCTGAACCTCTTTTATCTTTCAGCTGTGCAGAAATTCGACGGTTAGTCTCAACAAGTTCTTCCTCAGTCTTACCTTCGAACTCTTCTGTGTCGAGAGTAATAATCTTTTCAACCTCATAACCGTTTACAAGGGCTTTCATCAAGTCATCAGTGCTGATTTTACCTTTAGATACATTCAAAGGGCTTCGCTTATCAGAAACAAAGTCATCCCCAAGATGTGATTCGATAACTTCTCCGATTGACCAGCCGTAAGACGGTGTTGATACCTTTAACGCTTCTGCTACCTCTTTAGTTACTACTACTTTTTGTGTCATTTTACATTCTCCTTTTGTTTTGGGTTTTTGTAAGTATCCCTTACACTTAGGTACTTGCAGAAACACACTGAAAAAGGACAAAGAAAATAAAAAAAGGAATGGCTTTACAGCCATCCCATCTTCTTACCGTATGCTATCCCAACACCCACAGCGTCCGATTCATCATTCGTTTTATATTGAATTACCCCAACATAGTAAATAAGGTGGTCAGCAAGCTTTTCCTTACTTGCTTTTCCGTCGCCTGTAATATACTTCTTAACGGAAGTTGGGGCTATTTCCTCTATATCCTCAATGTCATTACGATATAGCGTAAACAAAAGCATACCAACGGTTCTTTGAATCTGCTGTGTCGCTACAGCGAATCTATTAAATCCTTTTTCAAAGACAACCGCATCGAATTTATATCTCTTTATGAGTCTATCAGCAACACTATGAATTTGCGTCAGGCGATACCCTGTAGACCGTTTGGAACTGGTCTTAACATGAGTCACCTCTTTTACAGTTACTTTCTTCTCTGTTAGGTTAAATTCAAGGACAGCAAAGGCCGGACAAGCCAATGAACTGTCTATCGCCAATACCGTCTTAATCACCCGTTCACCAACTCACTGTAGTAAGTCTTGTACGGGAAGAACGTATAATCTTTAATATCATTGTCCGGCAGTTCCCCGTTTTCAATGTGTTCAGCAACCTTAGCCCACTTGTCCAAAAGTCGTTTACGGTCTGCATCCGTCACTTTGTTATAGAAAATTTTAAAGTCCGGCCGTGCATTTTCATTGGTTGTCCATTTGTCCTTAGCCACACTCTCATAAGTAATAAGCCATTCATCTACCCCGAAGAGAATTGAATAGGCCACTGTCTGTGCCTTATGCGTCGGCGTAGGTTCTTTCAGCTGTTTGATCTGTGCGACACTATTAGACTTTGTTTTGTACTCAAAGCCAACAATAGAACCGTCTTTTTGGTATTCTAATAGACCATCACACATACCAAAGATCACAAAGCGTTGGCCGTTATGTTCAATGACCTTCCACCGTTCAATATTCTTTTCCCATGCGGGCAGTTCGTTGTCTAGCCGCACCACTTTAAATGCGGGGTCATCAACGATAATTTCAGCCTCTAAAAGCTGTTTCTGCATGGCACCGTGAACAGCCGTACTGTTACGAGTCCAGCGACGTTGAAATGGATACCCTGTGACTTCATCCTTAGGTGCTTTCACAGCCTTTAAGAATAGTTCCACTTTAGACTTGCCAGCACTGGAAGGTGAAAATCGTGGTATGTCTCTTGGATAGTCCTTCTCTTTCTGCATGACTTCGATCTTATGTTGCTGTTCTTTCAATAAGGTTTCTTCGACTTCCACAATCTCAAAATAATCTTGACTATTTACGGCCTCAATGTGATTAGCAAGGGCGGTTGTTAACTCTTCCCCTCTTGCCTCACTCGCCTTTTTAGCCCGAACTTGATCTGTTAATTCTGTGGGCTTAGATAATAAACTCATACTGTAACCGTCCTTTTCTCTAATTTTTTGTATAAGAAAAAGACACCCTGATTGAGAGTGTCTTTGAGTGATATTTAGATAGCCTCAGCAAAAAAGTCATTTAAAGGCTTTAACTTACCCCAGCAGTTTCCTAGTTCTCCGTCTGTGCCGGAAGGTATATTGTTTAATTTAACTGTGTCCGTCATAATCGCTTCGAATCTAGCGGCTTCTTCACGAGTTATGTCTTTAGGAACACGGAACAATAATTCATCATGTACACAGGCCAGCAATGCGAATGTGCGGACTTCTGTAGAAAGTTCCTGACAAAGCCTGTCTCCTTCAATCATGCAAAGCTTAGTTTGAATTGCCGCAGTGCCCTGAATCTTGGCATTAGTAGAGAATGTGTCATATACACGTAATGGGTTGCGGCCTTTAAAGAACGGCAAGCGACGCTTACGCATATAGTCACCCAATTTCATTTCTACATAACCTTGGCGGCAAGCTTCTTCTGTATTGCTTCTAACAAACTGTGCCACTTTAGGGAACTTCTTATAGAACGTTGCAATCATGTCCTCAGCCTGTTTAGTGGAGATTCCTAATGATTCTCCTAATGACTTTCCACCCATGCCGTACATAATCGCCAGTACGACAACCTTAAACTCTTTCCGTTCTTTCGTGTCGGAACCGTCAGGCTTCTTATAACATTCCTCATAAGACTTCCCGTAGAACTCAGCGGCCAGCGTAGCGTATAAGTCACGGCCTTTTTTATAGTTCTCGACCAGGATTGGTTCCTGTGTATAATGAGTAAGCATTCTTGGTTCCTGTGCTTTGAAGTCCAGTCCAAAAATTAAGCTGTCATCATCTACACGATAGATGGTTCTAGCCTCAGGAGGAATCTGTTGCAAGTTTGGTTCTTTAGAAGAAAATCGGCCAGTACGTGCCCCGTTCTGATTAAAGGAACCGTGAACCTTGCCATCCGGCTGAATAAAGTCTCTGATACGAGAAATAAAGTCCTTATTTAGCTTGTGTTTCTCTCGATATTCCAGCAGTTTACTGATAACAGGGTGGTGCTTATGCTTCTTCAATTCCTGCTTGGCTGTGCTTTCAAGTTTAAGGTCAAGCTTATTAAGTGCAGGAAGTAGTTGAACTGGAGAGTCTAGGTTAATTTTTCCTAAGACAGAGAGAAGTTCTTCTCTTAACTTGTCAACTTCCTTTCCTAACTCTAAAGAAACCCGATCTGCCTCGTCTAAAATAGGAATGAAGCCCTCACGTTCCATCTTGAAAACAACCCTAATTAAAGGCTGTTCAACTTCCATATAGTATCTGTAAAGGCCTTTCTGCTTTTTCAAGTGTTGCATCTGAAATTCGTATAGCAACCATGTTAAGTGAGTATCTTTACAGGCGTAGTACCTCGCATACTTCAAAGCAACTTCGTTAAATGGCGTTTTACCGAATAAAGCGTCGAAAGTGCTTGCTTCGATTTTCAAATATTTAGGTGCCAAGTCTTTCAGCTTGTAGCTGGGTTCGTTCTCATTGAGAACCTTCATAATCTCCTGCACATCGTGAATGGTTCCATTTACTGTTAAGCCTTCACTCATAAACTGGTGCAAGTCGAACGTAGCATTGGCGAATATCTTGTCGTTTTTCAGATGAAGTGCTTTTTGAATATAGTACAGTGCCTTTTCTAACGGGGCATTCGCTTCATCATGTCTTAAAGGAATATACCAGTGCATATCAGCCTTTGGTGCTGTAAAGGAGACACCGACGATCTTGTCACGGCCATACATATTAAGTCCGGTTGTCTCAGTATCGACGGCAATAGCAGGTTCTTCCCTAAGGACTTCGTACATGTTCCCAAGGGTCAAAGTGTCCACAGCCAGCACATAATTGTCCGGCGTCTTCTTAACCATTCCGTCTAAAATGGCTTTCCTTCTCTTCACCATCAAATTCTGATACAGCCGCAACGCATGGGCTTTTGTGAACTTCTTCATATCGTCCACGCCTTTTGAAAGTTCGCCTTTTTGAATTGCGTCATAAACCATGTCCAGCTTTTTCTTATCGGCTTCACTGTTCTTATTCTGATAGATTCCGTTTTTCCGTTTACCTGTATGAGTCTCATAACCAGTAAACCAAACTTCTTCATCGGTAGGCTGATAGGCTTTAAGTGCTTTCTTACGTTCAGCCTCTTTTACTCGTGCGGCCTTCTTTTTATCCTCGCCAGCATCGTTTAATTGAATGTTTAAATCCATCTTTCATCACCTCATTTAAACACTTGCAAAGAGGAATAAAAAAAGGACATACCGGTTATTGGTATGTCCTAAGCTGAATGAGTCTCTAAAGGGTGAACTAAAAAGTCTCAAAATGATAAGAGGATGGTTTTTAATGATTAGTTCTGAATTTTATCAGTCAAGCCGTCAATTTTTGTCAGGCCTTGTTCGATTTGAGTCAGGCCACTGACACCTTGTGCTTGAATGTTATTGATTTGTTGCTGTAATTGTTGGAATTGCATTGCTAACATTGGGTCAGTATTTCCCGCCAGCTGTGCTAGTTGCTGTAACTGAGATTCCACAAAGTCAAATTGCTGTAGAGTCAATTTAGTATTTGAAGCAACGCTTTTTAAAGCTGTTACCTCAGCGTCGATTTGATCACCGACACGGGCAGATTTCATTCCAAGACCGAAAGATTGTAACATTAAGTTTACCTCCAAAGTTTAATTTAAATTTATGTTTGATATTAAAGTTAAAGTTGAATTTAAGGGCATAGCCGAAAGGGACTGAACCTTTTCAGCAAGCTGTCTGATCTTTTATCGACTATGCCAAGGTTAATTAAAAGTTTTCTGTAGGGTCTTCGTCAGTTTCTACGTCAGTAGCAGACGCTTCACTGTCCGTGTCAAAGAACTCTTCTACAGGGAAGCCAGCTTGTTTAAGGGCTTCGATTTGTTGTTCAGGTGTACGTGGAATAAGAACAGCTTCGAAGTCTTTCATTTCGACTTGAACCTCGTCGCCACTTGCAAACCCTTCCTTGCCGGAAGCGTCCAGTTTAAGGATTGGGTTAAGAGAGTAAACTGTCTCTGTCTTAGTTCCAGTACGTTTAAAGTTAAACGCAATTTCATTTAAGCTATCAGCGTATTCCTCAATGTCACCGATCATTTTAGTTGCCTGAGTTTTTGAACAATCCCAAAAGCGAATTGCCTTCATATCAATGTCATAGAGTGCAAAGATATAGCGTTTCTTCGGTTTCAGTTTGTCAAAGCCTTCAATACCGGAATTGGCCGCCACACACAATGGGTCAAGTTTACCTGTTTGCGGTGTTAAACATGGCTGAGTGTAGATGCCAAGGTTAAAATCACCGTGCGATTTGTACTCAACATAATCAGTTAACCCAAGTACACGAACCCGAACACTTTCATTTTCCTTTAGACGAATGTAAGCAGTTTTAAGATCAACGTTCTTTTTGCTTGCTGATTCCTTTGCTTGTTCACCTGTTGCTGTAAATAATGACATAAATTTTCCTCCTATAAGCTATCTGTAAGCTGTAAAATTGAGGCAACAGTTTAACGTCATAAGCCCTTTGGACAGGAGGAAAATTACGATATTTCGTAAAAAAGAACAGGCGTTCTCTTTATCATCTAAGAAATAAGTGTTATTATCGTTTACGTGAAGGTTAAGTTAAGCTAAGGCAAAGTCAGTTAAGTTAACGCACTCTTCCTTAAATCGCTTCACAGTACGGTTAATTTGTTTCGCCACTGAATCAGTTGACTGTCCTTCCTCAGCGATAGCGGACACGATCTCGTTACGCTTGAACCCTTGTACAGACATGTGAACAATGGTTCGTTTTTTCTCGTCCTCACCAAATAACTCGTGTACAACTTCATCAACAAATAGGCTTGTCTCAACCGTTGCCGCAAAGTCAGTCGGTGACTGAACCACGTCAACTAGAGTAGTAGAAGGGTCTTTTTCGTTCGGCTGTTCTAAACGATCAGAAACGGTGTCGTGAATGTCGTAACCCTTTTGGCGGTACATCATTTTGATTTCGTTCTGAACGTTCATAATGAAAACAGGCTGAAAGGGCTTGTTTAACGAACGGTCAAATTGAAGAAGAGTCTCAACCAATGTGAGGTTCATGATTCCTTCGAAGTCCTCTTGTTCTACTGAGAATGATTTCTCAGCTTGTCTGTAAGCCATTCCTTTGATCAGGCCACTCAACGAGGCAAATAATTCACTGAAAATTTCTTCTTTGCGAAGTTCGTCTGTTTCGTCTTGCCAGTCAATCACTAGCTGGTTTTGTCGATCTTGAATCTCTTCTTTTTGTGCAGAAGTTAATTGACGGTAAGTTTTGTTTCCAACGATTTCAAAGAAAGTTTTCATAGACATGTTTTGGTTCCACCTTTAGCGTTTATTTGCTGTACACTTGGGTACTTGCAGTTTTTAAGTTTTTTAGGACATAGAACTTATAGGTTTTTGGATAAATTTTTTAAGTGAGTCTCACTTCGTAATTAGAAAGTCCTATCAATCTGTGACAGTTCGCCTAAAAAGAACGTATGTTCGATTTGAGAGTCAAAAAAGGAACATGTGTTCTATTTTACAGCCAAAAAAGGAACGTGCGTTCGGTTTTTAGGAAAAAAGACACTACTAAATAAGCCTCATAAAAGGCCTGATTTTAAAAATATTCCATTTTTAGATATGATTGATTGAGAATGGACTGTTTTGTATTCGTGGTATCTCGTGATAGTCTGTGTAATTTAGTGCAGACTCGTGTAAACTCGTGTAACCCACTAAATGAATAATACTCCCTGTGAAGGTTATTGTAAATACCTATAGACTCGTGTATTACACGAAAATAAAATACGGAATATTCTGTGTAATTTTGAGGCCTTTATTGGCGGGAAAGAAAGCCCTTTCTCCATAGAGGAATAAAATAAAAAAACCTAGCCGCAAGACTAGGTTAGATTAAAGATATTTCGCTGGGAACCGTGTTTTCGCACACATCTTTCAGCTGTTCGGGGGTAAGATCGTTAATATCTTTCACGTTATCAGGTAGTATAACCTCGTGTAACTCTGTGTAGCCCACGAGAAGACGTTTAACCTTCTCTCTAATCTCCTGTCCTACAGAATCATTATCGGTAGCCAGTACCAACCGTTTAATAGGAGAACGTAACAGAAGTTGCTTTCTCTTTTCACTAATCTTACTTCCACCTAAAGCGATAGCTGGAAAGCCATACGACCACAAATATAACGCATCTACTTCACTTTCCACTAAGTACACCGTTTCATACCCAAGCTTATAAATGAAATGAAGGCCATAGATATGATCTCTTAGGGGTTGCCCTGTTGGATGATAATAAAATTGTTTTGACTTAGTTGACCGGAACTTAATATTTACAATCTGACCGTGTATGTCCATCCAAGGAAAGGCCACAGCGTTACTTTTCTTATCGAACCCAATCTTGAACGCCCTTTGGACTTTCTCACTAATTCCACGTTTACCAAGGTAAGGAGAACGAAAAGCGTATTGTTTGTACTCTTCTATACTAATGATGGGTTTAACTTTAGTTTCAACGTTAAAGTCAAAGTTAAGTTCAAGTTTATCTACGTCACTAAGATCAATCCCGTACTTTTCCAGTAAGAAGTCCTCAACTTCCTGCGGCGTCTCGTTTCTCAGGAAAGACAGCAGAGTTATGAGGTTCCCTTTGTTATACGCTTCATCAATACTTCCAAAGTCAATCCATAGTCCGGTTTCTAGGTTAATGGAGAAGGAGGGGGAATGTTCGTCCCTAAAAGGAGAACAGGCAACCATTTCTTCACTTTTCACCCGTGCCCGATTCCAGTCGTAATAACTCAACTCTTCCAGCACGTCCACATTTAGTTCATAGTCAACCTCGTTCCTCCGAATCGTGATCATAGTTCTGAACCTTTCAGCAGGACGATCTTGCTTTCGTGAATCATTTCTAATCTATAGGCCTTTCCATAGCTGAATAAGATCATGTAGTTAACGCTGTAGGTACCATCGGGGTTGTCAATAATCTGAAAAGAGTAAACTTCCCCTCTACGCATAGTGTCTTTCACAAAGACGGTCATTCCGATTCTGTTAAGACATTTGTCGAATAGTTTTGCTTTATCCATTTAATTTCACCTCATTTCTTTACTTGCAAAATAAAAAAGGATTAGGACACTAAGCCCTAACCCAAGTTTTTAATATTCGTCCAACTCTTCTTCCTCTGTATCCTGCGGCACCTTAACAAAGTCAGCCGTTTCACCATAATAGCCATTTGAAGACCCGTACCAGCGAATTGTGACATAGCCTTTGATTGTGGCGAACTTGTAGAATGTCCATGTTGCTGAATCCCAATCGTTCTGATCGCTTGCATCCTCGTGTGATTCCTCAGCCATCAATACCGGTTCACCTATGAGGTCTTCAAGATCACCAATAATTTCTTCGATAGAAACATACTCACAGCAATCTTGTTCGTGATACATCAAATACTGATCACCGTCAGCCATTGTGAACCATAGTTCATCATCACCAACCTGTTTGATCTCTTTGATTATTCGTCCTTTTAGTTCCTCTACACTTGCAGGATTCCAATTCCATCTACCAAAACCCATTGCTAAACACTCCTTATGTCGCTTATTTACACTTAGGTACTTGCAGATAGCTGTCATTTCAGGACAAATAAAAAAAGGTACTGATATTAAAACCAGTACCAAAGTTAAAGTTAACGTTAAAGTTGAATTTAGAATAAATCTACAGGTGAGGCTTCTGTGATATATCCAAGGTTAAAGTTGCATCGTAGATCAATAGATTTCCCCACATGTGGTTCACGACACTTAGCAAGCATTAGGCGGCCTCGACCATCCTTTTGATTGAAAGTTAAGACAGTGGCACTATCCTGAATAACCGCAATTGTCTCAGAGTAATCAGTGATCTGCGGCACCGGAATTTCAACCTCTAATTCGTCCTCGTCTGTTTTCATTTCCTTTTCAGCAGAGGTAGGGGTTTGATGAATTACCAAGCCAGCCACATTGTATCGACCAAAGATTTGACGCAATTCTCGGCTGGTTGCTGTCATCCCTTCTCGTCCAATACTTGGGTGCCTCATAAGGTTAAATCCATCAATGATGACCATCTTAATTGAGTCTCCATACATTTCAAGATCGGCACGGATAACCTCAGTGGAAAGACCTCTTGGTAAATCCTCCATCGTCTTGATGAAGTAAGGTACCTCGTTCTTTTCGTTGAACTGTTCTAGGTACTCAAAGTAAGCTTCCTCGTCCTCTAGGCGGCCACGGCGAATATCCACGTTGTTAAAGTGGCCTCTAAGAGTGTCATTACGATAGGCCTGTTGTTTCTTACTTAACTCCGGTGAGTAGTGCAGGACGCCGAACCTATGTTCATGTGCCACGTTACCAAAGTCTGAACCAATCCAAGATTTTCCTCGGTTGGTGTACGCCATAAGTAAATTCATGTCGCCTAAGGCCAGCCCACCACCAAGCCACTCAGTTAAGGTGTTGTAAGGGGTAGGAATATAGCTTAGTTCAACCTGATCTTTATTCTCCTGATACCAGTCTTTGCGTTCCTCGCCATTAGTAGCATAGTTGGTGGCAGTGGTAGAACTGGAACGTGCTAAGGCCTCTAATGCAGTAGCTTCGTCTTTAAGCCATTTTGTAAACTCGTCACCTGACATTGTTTTAAAGTTCTCGTTTACCTTTGACAGACGAATAACTGATTTTCTCTTAGCACTTGCACTTTTAAGTGTTTTGCAGAGGTAGGCGAAAGAGTCCGTAACGTCCGGCATATAGTCAAAGTCTTCAAACTTCGCTACGACCGTTCTATAATCAGGTGTTTGATGATAGGTGTTAGCATACTCTCTCACAAAGTTGTAAACGTGAGGGTAGGCCTCGAAGTCATCAGCACGGACATTGTATTTAGTTAAAGTGTAAAAGCTGTTTTCATCTATGACTTTACTTAATAGCTGTGCCTCAATCATTTCAAGACACCACCTTTTCTATGGTCTTTTCCTTTGAAGGCAACCTGTTCAGTCATACCTTCGATGCGTGAAGCAATCCGTTCCCCTAAGTTCTCTGCCAACGTTTCAACTGGAAGATTAGACGTGTAGATTGTCATAAGCATTTTAGAGTCCCTTGCGTCAATGATCTCCGTCAGTTCATTTTCAAAGGCATCTGTTATCTTCTGTCGAATCCCTATATCATCCAGTACCAGCAGTTCTGATTTCATGAGTAAGTTCTTTACCTTGTAATATCGGTAACTTGCTTTCTCCTGCATTTCAAAGGTGCCTCGGAATTGGCTATTGTACAGAGTTTGTAATTCACTGGCCTTATAGAATAGGGCAGGGTTGACGGTGATCTTACGACCGCCGCCTAACTCTTCAATTGCCCTCGCTATTAAATACTCATGCAAAATAGCAATAGCGGCGGTTG